AAAATGAAGAAACACAAACATATGTTATCATCAAAAGAATTTATGGAAAAATTTGATGAAAACGAAAAAGAAAATTTAGGAAAACTCCCTGTAAAGCTATATTGCTTGATAAAAAAACTTTGTTGTTATCATTATATGCTTGGAGGAGTTCATGCAAGAGTAGAGACTAAAGAAATGATGGGCGAAAAATTAAACAAGGTGAGAAAATGAAGATGTTAAAAAAATCGTCAAGCGTAGATGTGAGAGTAAATCATTTAGTGATGTTTGAATATGATGGAGAAGAATTAAAATTTCCTGAAGAAATCAAATCTTGTTTTATTGATTGCTTAAATAAAGATATGAAGAAAGTATCATTATGCAAATGGGATAAAATAAAAAAACTTGAAGGGTATATACCAAACGAAACAGAATTCATTCAAATTAGTTATCAAACAGCTCATACATTCAAGAAGCCTTTAATATTTGAAATGGAGTAGCCCAGAATCGAACTGGGATTAACTGGTTTGGAATCAGTTATGATTTTATCCATTACATTACTACTCCGAATCTGCCCACTGAGAATCGAACTCAGACCTTTCGGGTTACAGCCAAACGCCCTCGCCATTGGACCATGGGCAGGTATGCGTCCAGCGGGATTTGAACCCACAATTGTTAATTGGAAGTCAACCGTGTTGCCGTTAAACACTATGGACGCTTTTTATTCTTCTAATTCAAGTTCCAAAAACTTCATGAGCAGAGCAATTTGGTTCCATGATAATCTTACTCCACAATGCTCTTTTAAATTCTTCCTAAGTCCTTTCATCTCAGCTTTTACAGCCTTCCAATTAATCTTATCAGGCTTGGATAGCTTGAAAATATGCCCTCTTATATGAGATGGAAGAGCTTTTAAATCTGCGAATACAATTGGCTTCTTTGCTCTGTGATATGCCTGATGGCAAGTCTTACAAAGCGTGACACCATTTCTTTCTGAATCTTTTCCTCCATTCTTTTGGAATTTTACATGATGCAGAGTAAGAGATGTTCCGTTTTTCAGACATTCGATATTTTGACATTTAAAATTATCTCTTGTAAAAACTTTGCATTTGATTAAATATCTTTTGTAAATTTGTTCTTCTAATTCTTTAGTCAATGAGGTTAATTGTTCTGGAGCCCAACCTTTAAAGTAATTTGCTCTGCTCATTTCCTTTTTGTATATTTTATATTCCATTTTATTAATGGAGCAGACGGGACTCGAACCCGCATTTGTCTTACGACCTACATCTTCAGTGTAGTGGATATCCCAATTCTCCTACTGCTCCTTTGAAAGGGTACATATTGGGAATCGAACCCAAACCTCAAGCATCACAAACTTATATGCTAAGCCATTACACCATATGCACCATAAACTCCCCCGGCAGGATTTGAACCTGCGTCTCCAGATTCAAAGTCTGAAATGATTGACCACTACAATACGGGGGTATGATAAAAGAGCAAATCGGGATTTGAACCCTCGTGTTAGTCCTACGACACCAGATTTCTACGCTGAACTTTTGAGTTTAGCCCTATAACCAAGCCATACATTATACAGCTCCTAAGTCTGGCCAGTTCAACCGAACTCCTGCATCCGCCTATAGGCAAAAGCAACCCTAAACACTCTTGCATATGCAGACCCGTTAGCCATTTCTGCATTTCCCTACGCCTTCGACCAGACTCGAACTGGCACTTCAAGGTTAACAGCCAAGCGTTCTTCCTGACGAACTCCGAAGGCATTAATAATAAATAGCGATGGACGGATTTGAACCGCCGCTCTTTCGGTCATGAGCCGAACGATTTATTCCTGACTAATCTACATCGCTATGTCAACATAAATTCTTCTGCCATCATTAATCAGCAAAAGAAAGAAATCGATTAACAACGACAAAAGCGGTCTATTGGGACGCCAAACTATTGAGTAAGTCTGACATACACATTCCGGTTGTCGTTGATTGTTGCATTTTGCTATAATCACCTATATATAAAAAAGCCTAGCATTTGATGTTATCGAATACTAGGGAGTTAATTAAAATAATATAAATCATAACTGATATTTAAATCTTTTTATTTTGATACAACACTTAAGTCATCTTCATCATACTGACTGCCAAATTCCATGCTTTGTAGAGCCTCATAGGCATATCCATAGCCTATGCCTAAATCAGAATGAACGCCTCTTTCTATGAGCTTTCCTTCACTGAGAGCAAATGTTGCCAGCTCGTCGTATATCTCTTCAAATTTCTTCCTTGTATAATCATCATCTTTATATGGGATTCTGAACTGTTGATTCTCAAATGCAGTGGAAAGTCTCATTATCATATTAAGCTTACTGATTGAATCGACACCCTCTTCTTTATATTTATCTACATTACTTGTTCTATAAAGCTTATATGGTAGCATTGTTTCACTATAGTCTTTCTTTATTGCCATTATGGAATTCACTTCTATTCCAATTAGTTGAAATTTAAATATACTATGCCAATTCTTCAATATCTGAATCTGTTCCATTCCGCTCAGTCCTATTTGAGTAAAATTATCACAAATATAAATTTTGCCATCAGGATTAACTTCCAATACACCAATAGCAAATTTATCCGCAGTATCTGAATCAGAAAACGCAAAATCAACTCCTGCATAATATCTACAACCTGGTCTTGGTTTTGTAATTATTCTTAATCCTTTATCAAGATTAGGAGCGAAGGTTCTATCAAAAGGAAACAAACTTGACTTGTCTTCAATAGCTTGTAAAGGAAAATAATTCTGCCCAAAAGAAAGTGAACCTGCTTCTGATTTTTTCGCCATAAGCCAATCCCAATTAGTTGGATATTTATTTTCTTTACTATCTTTCTCATTTAACCTGATATGTCTTTCTGGCCATAATGTTGTTTTTTTCTCTTCATTTATTATAGCAGGGAATCTTTTTGTATAATATGATTTTTTATTTTCTATATAATCAATCATGTCACCTTTAAATATAGGTGCTCCGGTATTTATTAGCCATTCTGGATTCTGATTTGTTATAGCACTGTCAAAATATTCTTTGGCTTCTTTCATAGTCATACCTTTTTGTCTGTATAACACATCATCCATTACTATGAAATCTGGATGTTCTCCAAGACCAGCAGAACCTAAAAAAGAAAATGCATTCAATTCATAATTTGGAAATAAACCTTTTCTACATTTGAGTTGTGATTTCGAATCAATATGGTCAGGTTTCAAATCTTCAAGTAAAGGATTCTCGTCAATTCTGTCTCTGATTCTTGACAATATTTTATTTGCGAATCTTTGATTGTAAGATATTAAAGCACCTTCTGTTTTTTGCCAGAATATTCTCCATAAAGAAAAAGCCTCAGAGAATATTGTAGTCTTACTATGGTCTCTAGGCCCGACAACATTTATTCTTCTGTATCTTTGAACAATGTCACACCATTCCCTATGGTGAGCATCAATATGTAATCCTAAAACATGTTTGTTATAATAACCAAAACTCATACAGGATTTAATAAGCACTGGTGTTGGTAACTTACCACCCATACTAAGCTTCTTTTGTTTCAATAACTCCTGAATTTGAACATCCATTATTTTCCTCTTTATTATCTTCCGGTTCTACTGCAACACTACACCAAAAGTTTTCTTTCAGAATCATAAATCGTCCTTTTCTGAATATCTCTCCATTCAATGCATGTTCGTAATTTTCTATCACAAGAGTCTTATCTTTGAATCCGAATAAAGACAATTTTCCTGTTATTTCTGTATAATCTGCTAACAACACGCATACTCTTCTTCCTATAATTTCTTTATAATCAAAGTTAGTTTCAAATCCCATTTTTTAACACCCCTGTTATTTCTGGTTCACACCATATATGCCATTTTAATTTTCTTGCATCATCACAAAATAATCTAAAAATATCATCTGGTTCTATATGAGACGGATTTCTGAATTTAATTTTAGATAAAACAAATCTATGAATTAAACAAATATCAAATGTAGAACTTAATATTCTGAATCTGTTAGGAGGAATTTCTTTTGCTTCAAGTTGTCGAGAATCAAACAAGAAATCTGTTTCTGTCCATGCCCTCTTTGGTATTCTAATATTAGCATATCTTTCGTTTTCTTTATATACTCCTGATTGAATGAATTTTTTATTTTTTATAAATATGTCTATTATATTATTTCTTTCAAATGTTAATTTATCTGAAATCACAATCATCCATTCAGCTTCTCCCATAAGGAACAATCTTCTTAAATAATTATTTATTATAACATCTCTTTCTTTTTTATCTGATATATTAGGAGCAAGGATAGCTTGAGTACCGTGTTCTTCAATAGATAAATACTTCAGCATTGATTTGGTAAGGTCAACAGCTACAATTTCTTTATCTTCATATGTAATACTATTTACATAATCTATTATTTCCATATTATCCATATCATTATTTGTTATTAATACGAATATTAATACCCTACCCTTTTTCATTCTTGCACCTCTACGATATCTCCATCTATAAATTCTTTTGAATTAACTTTGGTAATATCAACATTACCTGATTCAAATAAATTATTTACATACGATGAAATTTCTTGTTTCACTACACTTATATTTAACACATTGATTTGTTGTTCTGGTTCAATATCACCAACTAATTTTGCTTGGAATTCTAATTGTTTTATTATTGCATTAGAAAACGAAGGCATAAGTTTATATATTTTTGCTTCTCTCACTTCACTAAAAACTTCCATCATAGTATCGTTAAGAATTTTCAGAGTCTCGCCTATTGGTATGAATTCATTATCCCTAATTATTGATGGGCTTTCCGAGTTTTGTTCTTGCTTTTCTATATGATTCTCGGCAAGCGTTAACTGTTTCTCTGAGGAGTTTGAGTTCGGTCTCTGTTGACTCAATGGCTTGTCTGACATTCTTCACCTCGTTTTCCCTTTCTTTTATAGTTAGCAATAATCCCTCAAAATAATCAACAAATTCTTGTAAGGTAAATTCTTTTTTCATTATCTCAGTAATTATTAAACTATTTTCTGTCAATTCTAATTTAAAATTACTATCAATTTCGTCACTCATTGTGATTTCCTTCCTTCTCTTGGGTCGCCATATTTATCTAAATAATTTATTGTATGTTTTGCATTCTCTTTATAATACATCAACCATAATTTATCTTGCGGAACATCAAGCATGGTTCTAGTAAATCTTTTACTACCACATTCAGGACATTTGAGTTTACCATCTCTTAATTTTTCTTTGAATTTATGCAATAAATCTATACCAAAAAAATATTTACATTTCTCGGTATCATAATATTGTACTTTTTCTGAATCTTTTTGCCTCTTTAATTTTTTAACTTTATTAATTTGACCTGCACATTGCAATGCAATAACTTGTGGTTTGAATATTTCCGTTTTGAAATTTTGAAGATTAAGTTTCTTTCCTGTCTGTTTCATCTTATCAGCACAAACAAGACAAATAAATTTTCCTTGAGGCATCATTGTTGCAATATAACTTCCGCCGAAAGGTCCTATTTCATAAGGGCATTTAACAATCTTACCATCTTTTCTGAGCTTATATTTATTCTGACAAGAAAGCATATAAAAATTTCCTTTAAGGCCCATTTGCCTCAATTCTTTGTTCATATTTAATCTGTCAGTTACTTCACTCATTCTTGACCCTTAATCTATTTATAGTTGCTTCACAATCTTTTAATTTTTCACCTTTGACTTGAAAATATTCTGATTCTATTATAATACCATTAGGAGATAATTTTCTTTTCTCTATCGAGATTAAAGGTAATTCTTTTTCTACCATTTTTAATCTGCTATGAATATTTGATATCCTACATACTTATTGTAAGGACATCCTTCAGGCATCCTCCTATTTGCTTCCAATATTGCTTCATTAACATTACACCAAATTGATGGGTCGTTATGCTTTAAAAATTTTCCATATCTATGAGGATAAACTTTGCAATGTGATTTTCCATCCTTGAATTCCAAATATTGACATTTAACTTTCTTTTGACAACATCTTCCGCAATGTTTACAAAGAGCTTCCCAATCTTTTCTATCAATGTTTAGTCTTTTCTTGATAGATGTTAAATGTAATATATCAACCATGTTTAACCTTTGCGAATCCTACTTTGTCTGAAACCTTTGTAATCTCAAATTCGTATTCCGTTCCTTCATCTGCAAGGTCTTTAACAAAGATTATGAATCCATTTATTTTAAAAAACGGGTCTCCGTTTCCCCCTTTGCCTTCAGGCTTTGCTTTTATAATATCTCCAACTTTCACTGGTTGTGTTTCCATTTATTTCACCTCATGTTATTAAATTCTCAGGAGTTCTTTTTACTAACTTCTCCTTAAGAGCATTTATATGTTCTTTTAATTTATTTATATTGTTATCATATTTGAATCCTCGGTCATCAACATATAAATCTGCACTCGGCTTGCCCATATGAAGTTCATTAAATGGAATATTGTTTAATTTCAACCAATTAAAAGTTTGTATTTTATCGTTTTTCCATCTTGCAGTATGCAAGATTATGTAATGCCCTTCTTCTTTGAGTTTCTGTAATAATATTCTCATTCCTGGAATTACAGTACATTTACTATAATCCCATCCTGCTTTCTCAGAATAAACAGTCTCTTCAGTTCCTGTCGCTATTACACCATCTATGTCAAAAACTATTCTCATATCATCACCTGTTTCTGTTTTCTTTTAATCTTATTATAAATAATTGTTGAAATTTTATGGCTACTTTTACTTTAAGTTTATTAACAAATCCTGGTAATAGTCTTCTCAAAAATCCAATATCATTCAAAGCTAACTGCAATACTCCATATGTTGCTCTTTGAAATTCTTCCAAATTATATATCTCTACATTCTTGAACTTCTTCTTACTGGTTCTCTCAACAATATGTATTTCTATTTGTTTCATTTTTTCACCTTCTTTGGTTTAGGTTTTAATTTATTTTTGTTTGATTCTTTTCCTGGTTTTTTAACTTTCCATTTCTTCTCTTCTATGAGTTGAAATAAACAAGCAAGATGCAGTACCTTATCTCCTGCTTTAAAAATAGAATATCTTTTACCGTACCCTTCTTTAATTTTTCCGTTACATAATTCACATCTTTTTTCTTCTGTCATTTTCAATCGTGATGTTTTATAAATTCCTTAGGAACCCATGTTGGATTTGGAAATCCTGGGTCGTCTTTGAGATTATCAAAATCTACTAAGACTTTTCCATCACTATCCTCTTTTGCTATTGTTCCTACATAATTCCAATAATGATTATGCATATAAGGAATCATTTTTTTATGAGTCTTCCATTCCTCCAATTCTTCTTGCGATGGAAGAATAGGAGAAACTCTGTCACCCACATTAAATTCCTGAATATATAATTGTAAAATATTAATAATATGTTTGGCGATACGTCTATCAGCTAACTCAGAGAAAGGAATCAATCGACTACCAATCTTTATAACTTCTTTGTTCCAATTATTTGTAAGACTGGATAGTCTTATCTTTAAAGATTCGAGGCTCATTGTTTTTTAAGAGCCTCCAGTCTTTGTTTTTTTATCGATTCAATATTATTCTCAGATGTAGTAGCTGATATTTTATCTATATGTATCTTTATATTGTTTGCTTCTTCTATTATATCAGATAGGAAAACAGATGCTTGAGATAATCTTCCCCATTGAATAGCACCATGTACTACATTTGTAAGGTCCATAATCTTTGCTATCCCTAAAGCGTAAGGATGTTCCTGTTTCTTTCCTGAGGTATCCTGAGACTGAGTCATCATATTAACTTCCATACCGCATTTTGTACTACAAAGAGTTTGGCCATCTTTATTAACAGTATAGTTTGTACTACACCAATCACAATCTCTTTTGTCCCCTTTTTTTATTAATGAAGGATTAACAACAGGACTGCCATCAAGTCTTTTTCTGATTCCGCCATGAGGTTTTACACTACCCCCATTAACATAATGTTTCTCTACCATTTTATTTATCTCCGTCATCTTTGACTACTTGTAATGGACCTTTAGTAAGAATTCTACCACCAAATTTTGCATCTGAAATTAATTCAGCAGATATAGCCATTCGTATGTTCTCTCCTCTTTTAATAACAATCTTTTCAGGATTATATTTATTGATTGCCATCATCAAAGTTCGTAACATAACTCCTCTTTTTGCTTCCAAGAGATGTTCAGTCTTTTTTAGTTCTACGATTTTGAACTTTGCCATCATTCTCCCTCTTTCTTATCTTTGTTTTCTTCGTCGTATTCTTTGACTGCATCAGCTTCAACTTCAGTAATCATTTCCTCTGTCTCTTCTGATATTTCCTCATCAGGGTCGACTTCTTCTACAGGAGTTGCTTCATCGTTAGCTTTTGCCTCTTCTTCCGCCTTTTTGTCTGCTTCTGCTTTTTTCTCTTCTTCTTCCGCTTTCTTCTCTTCGTCAGTCTTTTCAGCATCTGGCTTTTTTTCCTCAGCGGCTTTCTTCTCTTCTTCTGCCTTCTTTTCTTCCTCGGCTTTTGATTCTTCCTCAGCTTTTTTAGTTGCTTCTTCGTCAGCAGTCTTTTTTGCCTCAGCTTCTTCTTCTATTTTTTTCTTATCTTCTTCGTCTGTCATTTCATTTCACCTCATGCTAACATATAATCCACATGATTACATCCTTTACAAACAAGCTTCTTTTTAGGAGGTCTTGCTGAAAGAATTACATCAGGATTATCAAAGAACATTTGTGCTCCGCATCTTACACATTTAAACTTGCTTTGCTTCTGTTCTGATATTACTGTTCTTTCAATCTCTTTTATTCTATTCTCATTATATTCCTTCACATCAACTAATTCTTCAGAAGGTACAACCTCAGGTTCCTTTAAATCTTCTTTAGGTTCCTCAACATCTGGTTGTGTTTCCGGTTCTTTTATATCTTCAGGTTTAGGTTCTTCTGGCCTTCCTGTTATTGTTCCTGGCATGGTACCACCTCAGTAGTTTGTTTTTCTTCTTCACTTATGGTTTTATTCATAGGTGTTAATTTTTTTTCTAATGCTCTGCGTTCTTCTAATCTTTGCAGAATATCAGAAGAGCCTTGTAATTGAATATTAGAATCTTTGTATACTTTCGTGAGAAGCCCAATAGCTTTGTTAAACGAGAGTTCAGGGAATAGAAGCTTTATTTCATTAGCCACTTCCTCATCAATCATAACGGGTTTATATCGCGTCATTTTTTCACCAATTTATTATATTATATAATATAATATTATATAATATGACTCTTATATTTAAAACCTTCGGTTACAAAACATATGTTAAAACATATATATTGCATCACAGAAAGATATATAAAAACATATGACTTCTTTGATATTATAAAAAGGAGGTATCTTATGATTAAAAGAAAATTAAGATTGGTGGCAAGCTCACCTGTTGTGACAATACCTCAGATTCTTTTAGACCAAATTCAAGTTAAAATTGGAGATTATATGGAAGTAGAATTAGACTCAGTTAACAAGACTATTATACTCAAACCAATTAAATGAATACAATAATATTCAAACCGAAGAAGAAGCATTTCAAAGACGACCAAGAGTATTTTAATTACCGTCGTAACTGTATATGTGATATATGCAAAAAAATTATTCAGCTAAAGGAAAAGATTATAATAAAAGGAGAAAAAATGATACATGAAAAATGTCACAGTCTTCCGGAAGACAAGCAGGAGAAAAATGTCTTATTGGGGGACATTACTCCTGTATCAGAAAACAACAACTATTAATAATCATAATATTATTTTATATTAAAACCAAGAGAGGTGAAAGATGAAAATAGATTTTGAGTTAAAGCATGAAGGAGTTATAAAGTTCATAATAATATGTGCTTTGGCGTTAGTAATAATTCTTCTTATCACCGGAACAGCATTTATGTTTATATATTCTGTAAAGAATGTAAATAAAGATTCAAAAACAACTCCTATAAGAATTCAAAAAGTAGTAGAAAAAGAAACAATCATAATCAATAATACTCCTACAATTATTATAGGCACAAAGCAGATGATTTGTTTAAATCGACCAAATGAAACAAAAGTTACCTGTTATAAACAATGAGAAGCGAAAAAGATTTATTCATGCATCTTAAAGTATTAGAAGCAACACACAATACTATAGTAGATGTTCAAAAAAGAGTTCCACAAATGCGACCTAGGAGCATTCACATATCCTATTCAATCTGAGGAGATAATAAATCTTAAAATTCAAATAGGTTTGTTGAAATAGATACTTCAGATAAATAAATATAAAATTTGTGAGGTAAAAAATATGGAAGAAGAAAATAAAGTACCAGAAGAAGTTGTAGAAGAACAGCCTACTGAAGCACCTGTTGAAGAGAGCAAAGAAGAAGCTCCAGCAGAAGAGCCAAAGGCAGAAGAAGATTCAACTGAAGAGGCACCGGCAGAAGAAACAAAAGATGTTCCTGCTGAAGAAGACGCCCTTTCTGAAGAACCTGTTAAAGAACCTTCAGAATAAATTTAAATTGATTGGGACAATAGTCCCTTTTTTTATTATCAAAAATCGAGGAGCAAACCAGAGTAGGACGAATGAGAGTAAGCGGGCCGGAGCTGAACCGGTTCCAAAAATACGATACGCTTGAATGCCTATTGTTGAGGATTATGGCTTATCTGCTCTGGGCTCTCTCTCAATTATAAGGTGAATATAATGGACAAAAAAACAAAAAGAAAATTATTTAATATCTGGTTTGATATGAAAATGACATGGCGATTATTTGTGTATGAATTAGAATCAAAATGGCATAGTAGAAAATGTAAGAAAGGTTGGCATAAAATCACATCAGAAAAAATAAAGGTAACAAGATTTAATAAAGATAAACCTATTATTATTTATGATGATACATTCCTAAAATGTGTTCATTGCGGATGGTTATTCTTTCCTACCAAAGAGCAGAAAGAAGCTTACGAAAAATATAAAAGAAGAGAAGAGAAACAAAATCAAGCATGGATAAAAGCTATGGCATATCCGAAAATAATTCATCCAAAAGCAATAACAAAAATTACACAAGTATAGTCATTAGGTTACAGAAAACTGATGAGGCTAGTCAGGGAAAGAGAAGGAGGTTAAAATGGTCTTCTCGCCTAATGACACTCAACAAGGAGGAAATAATTTGGTAAATAATTGGCATGATACAAAAAAATCTGATGAAGATTTAATAAATGATTTTAAAAAAACATTTTATACATGGTGTGTGGTTTTAATAATAATAATTATAATATTGATTATAATAATATGGAGATGATATTAATGGACACAGACAAAATACCAACAAAGAGTAAGATTAAAAGCAAACGATTATTTGTTTCACCGCATAGCGTTATTTTGAAAGGTAGAAAAATTAAAATTGTTGAGATTGGACAATTACCAAATAATATAATAATTGAAGCTAATGTTAATAATGAAACAAAAAAAGGAGTAACAGATATTAGAACTCATCATGTATTAACAACTCATGAAGCTGGAAGAATGACAATCATTTGGGAGAATGAAGAAGACCTTAAAAGAAATAAAAGAGTGCCTTTAATATTGCATGGGGACGATATAAGATGAACAAACCACAAAAATTAGGAGAAATACTTTCTTATGCTATCAATGTAGAGTTATTAAAAGAAGATAAAAAATTCGGAATAGAAGGCATTCAAAAAAATAAATTAAGACAAAGAGTAATTGAACATATAAAATACATTAAAGCAGGAAATATTACTAATTCGTCAGGGCTTAGATTACGAACAGCAGAATTAATAATCGTAGATTTTTTAATATATAATTTTAATCTCACTGAAGAGGAATTGAAATGACTGAACTGAAAACATTAAAGGATTTTGAGGAAGATGATTCCCATGAAGAAGGTTTTGATTGCACTTCCTGTAATGATGTGTGTGTGAGTAAATTAAGGCAGGAAGCTATCAAGCATATTAAAGAATTAAGGTTATATGAAAAACGAATATTTATTGGTAGAGATGAGGAATTTGATGTGGATAAGTATATTGTTAATAAACATAGACCAGCTGGTTGTATTGAAAGTCATTGTTTGATAATTTGGATTAAGGATTTTTTTAATATTACTGAGGAGGATTTGAAATGAGAATTGAATATTTATATTCGCAAGACAAAGAAGGATTAACTGTTGCAGAATTTTCTACAGCTCTTGATGATATAGCAGGAGGAGATACAATAATCTCGGGTTCTTTGGTAATGGATAAGATATCATTCACCAAATTAATCAGAGCTTTTAAGCTTAAATATCCTAGTTATGTTCCTACTAAGAAAACAAAAGAAGGTTGGAAGATTGTAGGATTTATTCTAAGGGCAGTATTATAATTATGAATTTTTTTTCTTATCTTTATATCTGCCTATAACTTTTCCTCGAGTATCCAGAACAATCCATTCATTTTTTCTGCCATACCATCTGACTATACTATCAAGTAACTTAAACAAATATTCAATAAAAAATTTAGGAAATACCATTCCTCTATTTTTATTTTTTTATTGATAATATCTACCTCTTTTTATCTGCTTTTGTTAATAAATTTGCTATAAGCTCAATTAAATTCAATACACCCGATTTATTAGCTAATTTATCTATTCCCATCCCAGCTAATAATGCTGTTATTATTCCAAAATAACCACATCCGATTGCTGTTCCTGCAATAACTCCTGCACCTATTGATTGCCATGCTGTGTCTAATATCTTAGTGACACTAAATTTAAAGTTTTTATCCTCTTTAGATTTCTTATATATTGTATGTACTGCATAACCCAACGCACCGATACCTGCACTAACTCCCATCACAATATTTTGTGGGTACTGACAAATTACTTCTATTACCATTTATGCACCTCCAAATGCTTTTTTCCAAAAATGTTGTCCTAACCAAATAATTCCATTTATTATAACTACAACACCTGAACCTATAAATCCTATTATTATCCAAAATCTTTTTTCATATCTATTATTAACTTTTTCTTCTGTGGTGTGTTCTGTCTCATGCTTTTCCAAATCTGTTTTCAAAGCTTGAATTTTTCCTTCTCCATTAAATATTTTTTTCTTAATTGCAGTTATATCTTGACCTTGTTTTTCTGCAATCTGACTTTGTTCTTCTTGCTTCTTAAAAACAGTATGAACTCTTTCATCAATCCTTATTAATAAGTCATGGTCGTTCTTTGGCATTCTTGTCCCTCTTTATTTTATTTCTAATTTCGCTGTTGCCATACCGATATTATATTTTGCTATAAATTCATCTGGTACCCAAGCAAAGTCATTGTCGCCCCATGAGGTTCCCCACGAATTGAGAATTTTAACAAATCCTGGTTTGGTTGCTACACCAAGAATCGCATGACCTCCCCAGTATTTTTCCTTAGTTGTATCAGGCATTGGAATCTTCCCATCTTTATTAAAGATGAAACTATCATATATTTTTATGCCTAATACAACAGGTCTATTATTGAGTATTATTTTTTTCATTGCATAAACATTATTTATGTTTTGAATATAATTTACTTTCCATTTCTTCTTAATCATTAATGCAAATGACTGAAATAATGCATCTGGTTCACCATTAAAATTATACCATTTATTAGGCCACATAACTTCAGCGCACAAACCATACTTCATTATTGTTTCAAATGTTTCATATATTGTCTGTCCTGAATCTTTAGGATAACTACCCCTCATTACTCTAGCAAAATAATAATGGAACATCTCTGAGAATCCTTTACCTTTAAATTCTTGCATCTTTAAAATTCTAGGCTGTTGCATATTCATCATTAATTCCACCCAACTAAGAACAGCATGACTTCCACAACTACCCTTTGATTGCTTTTTATATTCTAGAATGTATTGTGACAAATCATTGCTGTTGGTATCAGGATTACCTCTCAGCCCTACGATACTAACAACCTTATCTTTCTTTGTTAATGTAACAGGAATTATATTTGTTACTTTATTTGATGTTAATAAATTCTTTATAATATATATCCATTCGTTTATTGATTTCATTTTACACCTCATTTGAGTAATACTGCAAGAGTACTTATTTTTGGATTTGGATTTTCTGTATCACTCGTAAGAGTTATTCTTACAACAACATCACTACCTGTATCTGCTCCTATCTTTGTATAAAGAGTATCTGCTGTTGCTGTTGTATATGTCGAACCAAGATTTAAACTCACTTCTATTGTTGAAGAATCAAGGTCCTGCCCCTTCACCTTTAAAACAAATTGTGTTATTTCTGTATCTTGCTCATAAGTTAAAGATGTTCCTTCGCCGGTTGTTTCTCCTGTCGTAAGAATCAATTCTCCGTTATCATTATTAGTAAAATTAGTAGATGCTGTAAATTCTGTAAGGTCTGCAAATACCATTACTATTGAAAAATTCATTCCGTATACATTGTCAACTTCTCTCAATGCTTCGTCTTCTTTTCTTATTCTTGCACTCATCATAAAACTTATTTGCTCTGGTTGATTTACTGTTATACTTGTTGTGAATCCTTCAACATCATAATTGTGGGTGAATGTTTTTATTCTGAATGTATCATCTACACCATCAAGAGGAGATAAAATATAAATATTCTGTCCTGGTCTCAAAGTATCCATTCCAATTACAGTTACAGTTCCATTATCTTCTTGTGTAACTAATTGTTGAAGTTTAGCAGTAGCATAATCTTTTATTGTATCAATTTCAAGTAATGCGTTATTCTTTTCCACACTTTCCCTTATCCATGTAGCGTCTTGATTTGTTTCATCTTCTTTAGTATAAATTCTTGGCATTCCTTCTTCCGGATAACCATATTGCCTTATTTTATTTCTCACTGAATCAATACCAACTGATATATTTAAATCGAGAATATTATAACTAAAGATTGCTCCTTCATTATTATTGTCATCACTATATCTTTCAAATAGATGCCAATCTTTGTTCCACTCACAATAATAATCATATTGAGTTGACGCATCTCCCATAAATTTTCTCAGCTCTTCAAAACAAGCAAGAAGGGATTTATCTTGCCACTTAACAGAATATCTTTTATTAACTGAAATAACATTAGTAGATGTAAATCCTGGAAGATATGTTTCTATTAAATCTTTAAATATAGCACTTGATATCTGATTGGTATATGTTTTAGTTACAAATACTTCTTTTGATTCTATACCATAACCCCATCCTATAATAGATATGAATCTTCCTCCAAGCCCCATCTGTCTTGGTTGTTTAATGAGATATCCTTCCCATTTCTGAACATAAGTATCATAACCAAAATAAACTCTTATGATTTCGCCTCCTTCCCACAAACCAGTATATTTTCCTGAAGGATTAGGAAGTCTTATATTTATATCGTCAACTTGATTATTTAAATTTCTTACGAGCATCCAGGATAACACATCTTCAGTTATATCAGTGGTTACTTCTGTTGGCTCTCCTAGATTTGAAATTACTTCAATCTTAAATTCCGGAGCATCTACCTTTACAGGTATCCAAATTCTGGCAGCTCTAGTTTCTGTATATCTTTCTGGATAGTCTGGCATTTTAGTCCCACTTCACGCATTCTGCACATTTACTTTCATAATAAAAATTAGGTGATATTAAATATGTTCCTGAGCATGAATATAAATCTGCCCAATACCATAATGGAATTCTTTGAAGATATACCGCACCATTCGTAAAATTGTACCATACTGATGTATTAGTAAAATTGAATTGCTGAGGCAGAGATGTATCATTACTTGCATATAAACCAACGCAGGAATCATCAATAGACCAAAGCTTTACTCTGATATCCATAGGATATTCCCCTTCTCCCTTTGATGTCACATTATGAATTGGTATGGTTTCTGATTGACCTAATGGAGTTACATTCTTGCTAGTTGATATCTCTGGTACGAAATCCATATAAGTATATAATCTTGGAAGAGTAATATTAAATTCTGAATACCTTGTATCTATGTATCTGGTTCTGCTTGTATTGAATGTGCTTCCTATATGACCTATAATTTCCAATGCCGCGATGATATCATAATAACGGAAATTGGTATCAGATATTTCAAGCTTACCTGAGGTTGTTGAATATAAATCAAATGGTACTAAAGGCCATAGAGTTGTTGTTTCTACTCCATAGCTTACATTTATATCTGTAACATTAACTGTTGCGTTCGAATCTGATATAAATGTAACAGGAACCATACAATAATTTACACTCATATTACATTCCTGCTGAAGATATTTATTTATTGATTCAAGCGTTGCGATAACTTCAACAGATGTATTGAATTTACCTGTGCCATTATATTCGTAAGTTCCATCACTTCCAACATCTATTTTTAGATTATATGGATATTCATATTGAGCTATTGTATCATTTGCAAATGTCTTAGTTTGTGTAACATTATCATCTCCCCATACTATAAAAGTACAATTTAATACTTCCCCAATACTGAAATCATCATACTCAAGACTGCCTGTTGAGTTAGTATGATTCTCAACAGCCCATGATAAATTTATATTATTTTGTATTTCAGTAACATCAGGAACACCAGCAATCACCCAAGAAGCATTTGCGTAAGCTTGAGCAATATCCCCATAATAAAATACTGCATTTGCATAAGTCATATTCCAAGAGCAAATAACTTCTGAATTGTTATAAATAAGAGGTATGGTTGTATTCGCTTCTGCTACTAATTCATTCTTCCTAATATAATATTGACCATAAGTAGCATTATGATATGTAGCTCCATATACTCCATTTGTAGGTTGAGTGCCTCTTCTTCCAATCTCAAGGTCTGTATCTACAGGAGAAGATATATTAACTGTCCATAAGTCAAATTCTGTATCCCAGAATAATAAATATGTATCAGCTCCTGTTAAATTAATATATCCTATCAAATAACCATCTGTTGTTATATTTGTTTTATTCTGAAAATCAACTGATTCAATCGCTTGGAAATTAAATGTATGGTTATTAGTTGCATGGAATCTTAAGAAATTAAATTCAGTTTCTCTTGTCTGAAAATAATTTCCAATCATATAAAGTCTTCCTTGAGTTTTGTAAGCCGCATCATTACTATTTCCTCCTCTCGAAGTCATATTAGAATATCTAACATAATTATTATCAGCATAAAATCTTAAATCAGTATATCCTCCGATTCCTGAGTGCTTTGCTCCGCCTGAACCAGAACCACCAGTTCCTCCTAATCCATCATGTTCTACATCTATAAAATAAACCGAATCTCCATCAGCTTCAAGATAACAAGTTCCTCCTGCTCCTCCAATTCCATCATCTGCTTGTCCTCCATTTCCGCCATCAAGGTCGATATTTGTATTATTCACATAAAGAGTTCCTTGAGTTGATTCAAATTCAAGATTGGAACTACCACCAGTTCCTCCTACTCCAGAATCAGATGCCCTTCCTCCTCCTTGACCTGTAATAGTAAATTTTGAATTATCAACATCACCTACCAAATCAAAAGATGCCACAGTATTACCTGCTCTATTAGAATAATCTTCTGTTATGGTACAGTCGCCGCCAGTCATTGTAAAAGTTGAACTATTAATATAAATATTTGTATCTGCAAATACATTAAATGCTATATCTCCTCCTCTTCCTGGTTCTTCTTCATTAGAATCACATCCGCCACTTACATCATCTGCGTCTCCTCCAGTTACTGTTATTCCCCATTTTTCATAATAAACTGAATTAGTAATATTTATATCTAAATCAATATCTCCTCCGTCACCACCTTTAGCACAAGCATCATCTGACGAATCTCCTTGTCCTCCATTTCCTCCGGTTGTAGTTATGTTAAGAGTATTATTATTATAAGAATTTGTAGATTTAATATCTACATAATTATCCTGAGCATCTCCTCCATCACCGTCATCATTATCAGTACCTGTATCACAATTAACTCCATTTCCAGAATCCCCTCCTGTCTGTGTTATTTCAACTTCATCCTCAGTATGATTTATTGCTCTTGTATAAATTTTATTATAACCAGAACTTCCGCCATTATTTCCATAATCTCCAGCTCCGCCATTACCACTTGTTTGGTCAATATCAACATCATTAAAGTCAAACGATATTGAAGCAGAAGTATTGAATAAAGTATCTCCTCCGAATCCTCCTAATTTTCCTCTACAATCATCATCTACTGTTGCATAACCATCACCTGCTGCTCCTAATCCGCCAGTCATTGTAAAATTACTATCTGTGATTTCAATATTAGATCCTATAATTGTAATTATTCCATCTCCTCCATATCCTCCATGGTCATGCGTAGCTACTTGACCAGGCCCGCCAGTCACTTCAATGCTTGAATCTATAATTTTAACTTTCCAAGTTGATTTGATTATTATTTCTTGGTCATCACCTACCTTACCTGTATAACTTGCTGTCTGGTCATAAGTAACTCCATTAAATTCTATACCATAACTTCCAGTATCATAATCTGTTCCTGTAAGAGTGCCACTACATTTATAAAAATAACCTTCCAGCTCACACTCATCATCATAATCAGCTACTACTACTGAGCAGAGCAAAAGTATTGCAATCATCCAAATTATTATTTTATTCGTCATCTCCAATAATCACCTGTTATATTTAATCTAAGGAAATTTACTATAATATTTCTTGTAATATTTATATATCTTATCTGCGAACCTGTATAATTAATGCTCAATGTCTTTGTCCCATTCATTATGGTAATATTATTAGCTGTTGTATTCTGGTCATTCATATAATAATTTATCGGATTGATTGGAAGTATTATATCATCTGTTGAATATCTCACATCTATATCTTGAATAGTAACTGTTCCTGGCCCATCAAATTTAATAATGATTGGAATAGCACAAGTATCAGTGCTTCCACAATTTGCTGTTCTATATGAATTTACATCAGCTATTCCAAGGTCGACTTCTCTTGCTGTAGTAATTTTTGTTCTTCCACTATTATTATATTGTAAATCTGAAGAGCCAGTCATATTGATTGTAACATTTTCTGGGTATTGACCAAATCTTGTTATATTTATTTCTTTAAGCCAACTCTCACTCGTACCTGAAGTTGTTTCATATTTAATTTTATATTTTAATACTTTACCGGGATAGCTGAAAGTATGTTCTGTTCCTGAGTATACTTCTTCCCAATTAGTTCCATTATTAATTGAAAGATAATAAGTTATCACTCCTGTATTTGCTTTAACTGTATCAGTTTCTAATAATGCTGTTGTCATATTCTGAGTTTTCTCTGACAATTCTGCTGAATATAAATAATGGGTTTCAAAATCTTTAGTATTAAATTTAACAATTCCCCAGAAATTATCAATACTATTCATAGATGAAGCAGATACATTTATTGAATTATTATTATAAAATTCATCTTGGAAGCTTCCATTATATCCGTCTGTAACAATATCTATGGTTGCAGAAGTAATCTCAAAATCAGATGGCACTTCAATATAAACAGTTTGATTATAGCTTCCTGAAGTATTGGATGTGATATCTTTAGTTTCTGAGCTATCATTAAGAGCAGAAACTTTACCACTATTTCCTTGTAATGCTCCTGTAATTGTAATATCTGTTACTTGGTCACTTCCGATATCTACTGTTGTATCAGTAGGATAGAACTGATGAAGTTGTTTAAAATCTATATCATAAAATTGTAAATCTCCTGCAGTAGCAACTGTATAATTTATTACAAGAGGATTAAAATCTGTACAACCATTTATATCTGATAAATTAAATATTATTTGTTGTGGGTCTGTAAGATTATCATTTTCTATTAAATCAACAACTCCATCTGCACATATATCAAAGCTTACATTTTTTGCTGTATTATTTGTATAAATCTTAAATGATGCAAGAGTAAGAGTATCTTCTGTTTTCAAATTAAATTTAATTTGATAATCTATTCCTGTTGTTACAGTATACCAACTGCTTGTTTCGTTATCTTCCATATCATCAAAATATATTATACTCTTATCTGATTTGGAACCTGACAAATCCATTGATGCATTAATCAAAAGCTTTATATTATGAAGCTCAAATTCTGCTGTATGATTTTCTCTTACTGAGTAATTCTTTGCTGAATATGTTTGGTTTTCCCAACCTGTAAGATATGTATAATTTTCTACTGTAAAATTATAAAATAGATTTCCTGTAGCATTCTGAGAGATATTCAATCCCAATCCTGGTGATATAATATCAAGCCATATATCTTCTCCTGCTATCTCACAACTTCTATTATCAGATGTAACATTTATGTATGCATGAGTTCCATACTCATAACTTCTATTTGATGCTACACCATCAAAATAAATCTCAACTTGAGGTCTGATTGTTAATGTTGTTGAATTGAACCAAGCACCAGTATCTCCTGCAGTATCATTTGCCGCACAAGATAAAAACCATGTCTCGCATGAGGTTGTATTCAGATATGATAAATTTATAACATTTACTTCTGTTCCGATAGTATAAGTAGATGAAAAATTATTTAACCATGCCACATCATTTCTATAAATAGTCCAGTTGAATGATACATCTTCTAGCTCAATATCAGTTGAATTACAATATCCCATAAAATCTGTTGTATTGTCTCCTGTTAACGGGCTCCATCTTGCAGATGAATTAGGAGCATCATTCACTGGTGTAACATTTATTGTAAAATTAGTTGAATTATAAGAATAATTATCCCATACTGTTAAATTACAAGAGGTCAATCCGAACCAATGATTTCCGGGAGTCATATTATAAGATGTTTGATTGGCATAATATTGAAGTTTTTGATCGTGTTGATATAAATCTGAAATTTCAGAGGGAGTTAAAGTTACATTCCATATTTTAAATTGGTCAATTTTTCCTGATGCAAAAGAAGTACCACCATCTCCTCTTGTCATAATTTTTGTAGTTCCAACACCACCCATAGCAGAGCCTGGAGTTATTGAAGTACCTACTTGAGAACCATCAATATATAAAATTCCAACACTTCCATCCCAAGTAAAACCTATTTGATGCCAATCACCATCACTTATTGCACCGCCACCATCTCTTGCAGTACCTCTTAACCAAAGACCTCCATTTTGATATCCTAAAATAAAATCTGAAGCATAAGGGCCTAAAGTATGAGCTTGTGCAACCATATAAACACTTCCGGAATTAATATCCTTAGCCCAAGTAAATAAACTGAAAGCACCTGAACCAGATAAATCTACATTTAAATTTGTATCTATATAATCATTAACACCATCAAATTCATACATATTATCTACATGACCACTTTTATTCCAAATAGCTCCATTATAAACAGTACCATTACTTTCTGAGTTTGAACTATCTAATGTTTTATCGTTTATTGTTTGATTTGCATTAAATTCATAATTAAGTATTAAATTTGTTTTATCATAAGAAGTATATATTACAGGATTAGTTCCATAAATTGAACAATTAACTCTTGATTCATTAGCAGAATATGCATATAATGTGAGAGTTTGATTTTCTCCATTATCATCTATATAATTTCCAGGGTCAATCCATGCTGAGAGATTATCTTCTGTAAAATTCTGTTGGGGTATTTGCCACACTTCTGGGGTCAAGCTCTGAATTGACATTCTCCAATCTTGATATGTACCACTATGAGTATCATTACAAGTTAATCTATAATCATAAATTCCTACATCTGCTAAATCAGATGTAAAAGTTCCTATACCAGAATCTATATTTATCGTGAAAAACTCTGTTGTATTTCCAAAATAAGTTATAGAATCGTAATCTGAATCAGAACAATTTATGTCAATAGTAACGTCATTACCATAAAACACACTAACATTTTCTACAGTTTCATTAAATGTTGGCGGCCAATTAAGTAATTCTACGAACAAATTATTCACCCCAAATGATGATGTATAATCTGTCGTATTACCTCCTAGAGTCCACACCAAAGAATTCCCGTTAACATTACAATTAGTTAATGTATCATTCGTAACATCACTTACCCAAGTAGTTCCATTATCACATGATATATTATACACACAACTATATATGCCTGTACAATTAGAATCAGTAGTCAATGTAAAATTTGAAAAATTCATTGGTGATGTGGTAATATTTGATTGAGCTATTGAATTAACATAACCATCTGGAAAACTAAAGTTGTATTCGTGCAAACTAGTATTTGATACACCTAAACAATCTATAAGAGTACTCCATACACTCATAGACGAAGATACTAATAATGATGCATTTTCAAAACCCTGAGTTATTAACTTCGTTGTAAATGTTCCATTGATATATAAATATGTATTATTATCAGAATCATTATAGAATAAATTGTATGTACTATTACCAATATCATAGTTAGCTATCCCTGCTTTATTAACTATAGTATATTCTTGTTTAGAACCAGTACCCACTCCTATGCCGTCCCATTCAAGAATACCAATGGTAGTATTTATTTTGCTCCCATCACATGCACCGCCTCCTAATGGTGATATATCTGCATAGGTAGATAGAATAACTGTATAATTCTTTGCAATTCCTTTAGTGATATTTAGTTTAGTATTCAATGCTGTGTTAGTAACACCTGCGCCAGAATCTGTCATACTTCTTCTTCCACACACACGCAATACACCATTAGATTCATTGGAAAGATTGTACAATCCTGCTGACACACAAACACCTTCTGCATTTGTACTATATGCTGATGTGTTTACACTATTATCATCAAAATTATCATAGTTTAATGTGACATCTGTATTAAACAATCTAAGCATTCCATTATCTATTTCCATTGTTGTAAATGTAGTATGTATTTCTGATGTATTGGAAAATGGTTCTGTGTATGTTAAATTGAAAGATTGTGGTGGAGGGTCAAATAATCTCACATCAAATATTGCATAATCAGTTGTAAGCTTTTCTGATTTAACATACATACTACCTGATGCATATATCCAACCTAATCTATATCCTAACCACCATTCCACTTTCATATTCTTTCCGAATGATTGACTTGTTTGATTACCGTCAAGCTTGAATGATGCTCCGTTATAATCTAAATCTCTTACTTCATATCTATAATAATATCCCGTACCATTATAAATTTCTACAGTATGACTTATAGGGAATTGTTCTTTATCTTTTAAATTGCCATCAAAATAATAAGTATCTTTTATTACAGGACCTCTCTGATAAGGAGTAGTTCTTACAATCGTAACATTCTTTGTTATATTATCCATAAAAGTTTCAACAGTAATTCCTGAAGATACCCTATTCATATTCGAGTTTCCGTCCTGAAGTTTATTAACTTCTCTTCCTGAAACAGTCCATATCCACGGCATTGTATCATGAGGAACATAAAATGTAGTCTGGTCGTTATCAACTCTCATTCTCACATCAGGAGAAAGAGTTACATAAACAGCTGACAAGCTAATTAAAACAATTAAGAATCCGATTATATATTTTTGACTTGCCATTATGTTTGACTATATTCTTTACAAACAATTGTGAACGAATAAAATGTTGGTTGCCCTGCATCGTATGGAATATCAACTGATTCAACAATAACTGTTATGCTGATTTCTCCATCTATAAAAGTCTGGGTTGTACCTTTATAACCTTCAAGGGTTGCTTTAGTTGTATCTTTAGTCGTAAAGCTCAATCTTCCAGATATTGTTATATTTCTACTATCTTGTCCCATCACTTGGTATATATTATTATTTCTTCCTGGAACTCTATGCTCTGCTATCCTTGAATCTTTCGGTTTATTGAATCCTGTAACAGTATTATCTCCTACATTCAACTGCACCGCTCCTAATTGTATTATGCTTATTGTCATTTTTTATCACGCTGTCAATCTTGATGATTCGGCCAATCCTTGGTCAATGCTAGTATTTAATTCTCTTTCCGCAATTACACTTCCTGCATTATAAATATTTATTGTTGGTGTATTACCGCTTTGTCCTGATTCTCCTCCAAATATACTTTGTCCTTTTGGCCCTAATGCAGATGACATTCCATTAATAATTGGCGAAGGAACAAATGGTTCTATAGGACCTAATTCTCCTTTGAAACTATATTTTTCGTTCCACTCATTCATTTTTGCAAAGACATCTAATATAGGACCTATTGTTTTTGAAATAGATGCTATCAAATCTGCTACTGCTCCGAGACTAGTACCTAAATCGTCAAAGAATGTTAATATACCATCTTTATTTTCTATTATATTATCAAATACAGATTCTAATGCTTCTCCTAAATTTTCAGTTGCAGTTATTTCATCATCACCAAAGAAACCATCAATAAATTCTCCGATAGATTCAGCGGCTATATCAACAACTTTTTTCATATCTTCCCAAATTTCAGTTCCATTTTCCTTAATCCAGTCAATAGCAGGTTGTAAATCTTCCCATATTTCAGTTGCTAAATTAGCAACACTTTTTACTAATCTCCCCATATGCATGGTTCCATCTTCATCCATAGTAACAAACATAGGCACTACAGTATCAAGAATATAATCAACCATACCCATTAATGTTTCTGTAATCACTGGCATCTGGTCTCTTATAGTATCAATCCAAACTCTAAATGTTGGAGCTAATTTTTCACCTATTGCTATCCATACCTCAGATGCCGCACTCTTAAATTTAATCATAGAACCTCGAAAGGTATCCAATTGCATCTCTGCCATCTCACTTGCTCTGCCTGTTGCACTAACAGATTCGAGCATTGAATCAAATGTCCTTTCCTCAAGTTTTGCTGCACTAACTAATCCCATTCCTCTTATTCCTAATAATTCTTTTGAATCTGCAAGTGATAAAGTAGATTTTCTAAGTTCACTAAATATTGTACTTAATCCTAATAAATTACCTTCAGAGTCATGAATAGTAATATTATATTTGTCCATTACTTTTTTCATCTCTGATGTTGGAGCCGCCAGTTTAGTCAATGCTTGATTTAATCGAGTACCTGCCAAACTTCCATGCATACCAGCATCTTCAAATAAAGAAAGTGCCGCTACTGTTTCTTGTAAACTTGCTCCCATTAACTTTGCCGTTGGTGCAACATATACCATAGAATTTGACAATCTCTCTGCTGTCTGCTGTGATGATGAAATAGCCGCGGCAAATGTATCTGCCACTTCTCTTGCCTTATCTGCTTCTAATCCAAAAGCAGAAAGCGTATTAACAACCATGCCTGACGCTGATGCCAAATCAAATTGAGAAGCGGCGGCAAAGTCAAGGATTGCTTCTGTTGCCTTCATCTGTTGTTCAACAGTGAATCCAGCAGATGCTAAAGAGTATAATGCAAATGCGGCCTCTGTCGCTGAAAATACTGTTGTCTTTCCTAATTCTCTTGCGAAACCTGAAAGCTGAACCTTTGCTTGTTCAAATTGGTCTCCTACTAATCCTGTAACTGACAATGTATTCACTATTGCTTGTTCAAAATCAGCAAATGATAGTGTAGCTTTAACTGCCATAGCACCTACTGCCGCACCAAGAGCTAAGAAACCTAAAGCTAATTTTTTGGCGATATTAAGAGCAAAGCCTCCAAAAGATGCCAAAGATGAACCTACTTTCTTAAGTACACCTGACAATTTATCTTTTGCATTGATTAATACAGTTAAGGTTTCTACAACTGTCATCTTATTGTTTTATCCCTCTGGCTTTCTTAATATCATTTACCATATTTTGCCTTTGTGCTTCTGCTGATTGCTTATTCTGTTGTTTAAATTCTTCTTGCTTTATTTCTTTTCCTTTTAGATATGCCACATCAATTAATCCGAAAAATCTTCTTAATGTTATATCTTTTAATACATCCCAACCATAACGTTCGATAAATGACTCAATCCAAAATACTACATTTTTTAATTGGTCGGCTCTGATTGGGAATTCTGAAAATCTTCTTTTCCATCTTCTTTATAACTTTTACTTGATAAATTATTAACTTTCATGACAGAATCTAATAGTCCTTTAAAATGTGTCATACCAATCCTCATAAGTTCTTCCTCACTCTTATTAGGAAATGTTATTTTCAATGTTTGTAATATAAGTTGCATGGCTGGGCTATCTACATCCATAGTAGATAATTGGTCCGCAGATTTTTTTTCTATTAATTCTTTTTCTTCAATAGTAAGTTCTTCTTTGTTTCTTAATTTTTGCATTATTTCTTTAGGTAAAGAATCAAAATCCATTTTAGAAACTATTTTAAATGCATTAAGACCTAACGATTGTATAGGAATACTTACTTCTTTGTCACCTTTCTTGATAACATAATATACTGGTTCGTCGAGTAATGCATTAAAAAGATTTTCCATTTCTTGTTCTTTGATACCTTTTTTATTTTCTTCTGTCATTTTATTTTCCTCCGGTTCTCTCTTGAACTCCAAATATAAATCAATATAAATATAAAAGATAAAAAAATAAATAAAAATTTAAGGTTTACGATTGGTCATCGAAATTTGATGGTCCTGCCGCATCTGTGGTAACTAAATCCCACTTATAATATCCTGCGGTATAAGGTATAGATATTTCTTGAACTTTCTCTGGGTCTATATCCATTGGTACTTCACCATACATGATTTCATACAATGTCCATTCCATTTTTTGCGTACTTGGGTTTGCAAGATTCTTTACTCTAAATACTATTTGTCTTTGCGTTCCTGTATCAGCTGGAACTAATGGGTCGCTTGTACTTCCATACAACTCATCGTAAAATTCCATTCCTGATTCAGTTGTCATATTCACTCCAAGCGTTCCTGATATTACTTGTGTTGCTGGTATAAAATCTTGCACACTTCTTGTACATGGCACATGAATGAAATCAACTAAGACATCTCCTGCTGACCATGTATCGCTTGATGAATCAGCTGTAAAGAATACTTTAAGGTTATCAATTAAAGTTTCATCTGCACCAGCTCCTCCAGACGAATCCGGAGAATCAATATCCACACTGAATTCTTTCCATCCTACAACAGGAACAAAATCATATACATTTGTATTTGTAAATCCTGCTGTACCAAGCACAATATTACAAGTTGATGTATCAAGATTTGCAAGAGTTCCCGCATCTGCTATATATACCCAAAAGTTCAATCTCTTCCCAGATAAATCAGTTGCATCTAATGAGGTTATATATGCAGAGCATTCTACTTCTGAACCAGCATTTTTCACAACATCAAGACTTCCACTTCCAGTTTTATATGTTGTGGTATTATCTGCTGGCGTACAATCAGTTGAACCTGTCCATGCTGAAGCCAAATCACAATCATCAACTAACCAATGCGGTATAGCGACATTTGTTCCTGCTGTTAGTGCATTCTCAAAGGAAATATTTATGCTTGTAAAATCTCCTCTGATTGATGGTGTACCTGTTGTACCATATTCTATTTCACAATTACTCCAATTTAAAGGTGCCTCTGTATTTCTTGTAGCTGAACCATTTGTATATTGTGATTGATTTGCGTAAGCAATCTTTGCCATGAATTCAAAAGATATTTCCAGCTTTTCTCCTTTTGCCGCGGTAATATTCATCGTGTTACAAACGCATCCAGTTACATGATGGGCTCTAATGTTTCCACTTTTATTGTGACCAATCTCTATATTCAAGCTCGGAAGGCAATTGCTACCATAAATACTTGTTCCTGTATTCGGAGTAACCCATTTGCTGGCATCATGTGCTACATTGAATTGGTCCATTCCTGCTTTCAATAAAAATAAATCATCAGCACAAGTTGCTCCCATATCATTAGGTAACCACATTGTTAAACTCACTGTCGGCTCATGCATTCCTTTAGAATACGAACCTACTTTTCTATTTCTTGCATCTCCTATATTATGATATCTTTCCAGATTCTCAGTAATATTAACAGATGCATTTCTCAAATGTGACAATCCTATGAATGCCGCACTTGGTTGAGGTCTTCCCTCAAATCCTATTGGTTCAAACGCCGCTTCGCAAAGCGCCTCCCAACCATAATACCATGTTGCACACGTCATTTTTATTCACTCTCACTTACTTCTTCTATTGATTCTTCTGGCTTCTCGTCTTCGAGTTCAGCGTCTTTTTTCTTTTTACTCTTCTTAGGTTTCTCTTCAGGTAAGATTGTTGGTTCATTTGAATCTCCTTTATATTCTGAAGTTTCTTTAAAACCTTTTCTTCCTCTGAGCTTCAAACCTATCTGTTCAGGAAATAAAAACTCTTCTCCTGGTTTCACAAGATAATATCCGCCCGGATAAGGTATCTTGACAGGATTATCTCCTTCATAAATAAATCCGATTTTCATCTGCTCCTCTAATGGAGCCCATTCTTTCTTAGGCATTTTCTATCACCATTTCCTTTTCTTTTAATGAATTTATGATGTCTTCATTATTGCCATTATTCTTTGCTGTAAATAATAACAATTTCACATCATTAATATCTTCCAATATTTCAATCTGTGCCAAAATATACCCTTGGTCTGTAGTATTCAGCAATTCCTGAGCATCAAAATTGTCATAAGTCATTCCCATTGTACCTCTATTAATATATCTTTAATCATTCTTCCAACTTCTTCATCATCAGGAACTGGAGTTTCTCTAATAATATTATAACTATGAGGGCAAGGAACTGCCGCTCGTAAATCACTGAAATTATCCTCGATTGTACCTTTAATATCTTCTATCATATAATCAAGCAGATATTGTCCCTCATAAACAACTGAGCTTATTGTAAGTAACATTGGGTCGTCAGGATGAGCCCAAAGATATAATCGTATTGTTATTCGTGAAGTCTTTTGAGTATTCTCAGCAATATCCATTATTTCTCTACTTTCAGTATCATCCAATACTGCTATTCTAGGATATGAATTTTTTACTAAATCAATTCTTGGTTTGTCAGGATATATCCATTGAGAGCCTACCCTATTGACTGAATTCCTATCAGTGAGTCTAGTTCGTAACATATTCTTGAACTTATTCTTCATCTTGGTTGTTAAATCGACTGCCATTTTAAGCCCTCACCGCCACTTTTACTCCTGTTCCTAATATCAATAGTATTTTATTTTTATTATTAGCAAGAGCGTTTGTCATAAAATATTTTCCAGGTCTCCCTGCTGTTGGAAATTCTTGATTTGGTGCATACTCAACATCAGTAAATACCTTTGCTGATTCATCAGTAAGTTTTTGGGACCTAATACTTGCTCTCAACCTTCCTGTATCAATTGGAGCTTTCTTCTTTGCATCTCTCTCAACTAAAAATGCACATAGCATCACTCTTTTAGGATTCTCTCCTTTGGAAAATCTTGAGGCTTTCTTTATAAATTTCTTATTCATCCTTGCCGCTGAAGGTGCCGACAATGTTATTGCTAATACCATTTTATGTCGCTCTTAAATATTTTAATACAACTTCATAATGATGTATGTCATGACTTGTTTGTTGAACTAATTCTACTGAATATAAATCTCCATTACTTCTTTTAACTTTATTTTTCTCTGCAATATTTGAGCTATGAGGAAAAACAGCACGACAATCTTTATGTGTCCATCTTCCATCTGCTTCTTGAATATCTTTTATAGTAACTGGTATAATAAATGCTAATAATGATACTCCAGTTGCTTCAGTTGATGTAGCAATACTTCCATATGACGCATTCTGAGTCTGAGTAGGTTTAGCATATAATGTAACAGCTTCGCCATGCTCTGCTAAAAATTCGTCTACATCTGCTGGGTCAACATCCATTTACATTCCCTCTAAATCTCTTGGTCCAATATCTGATTCTCCTGGCATATCAACTCTTTTTATACCGCCATCAGGTTCTTGTAACATCTCAATATATAAATCTCTTGCTGTATTTAATTCTTCAACAACACTTTCTGAAGATTGTCCTTTACTTCCTTTATCAATACTGAAATTTAATACTTTATATTTAGTAGCTCCACCACCTCTATTAGTATCCATTTCTAATAATCCCAAAGCACCAACTGTTTCGCATAATAGAGTAGCTACAGGATTATCTGTTGTTCTTTGATATAATACATTAACAATTCCTGCTGAATGCTTATTAGTAAATGTTATTACACCATTTGTAGTATCTTCATACCAATTCCTCTTGCTAAAAAATACATCGTCAAAGAATGCATCTCCGGCATTACCATCATGAACAAATTCCGCTTGTGCACTCACTGCATTCCACGGAGCAAAAGCATCAACTGTTAATTGTGCCCATGCTTCTGAACCTGTAGTATATGAACTCACATCTGTGGCTATAAGAGTATCGCTTCCATCAAACCATCTGATTCTTATATAAGCTCCATTACCAGTTCCTGCAGTTGTTGATGTTGTCATAAGCCAAGCAGTAAGCCTATAAGGTTCTTCTTGACTGACTAAAAATTTATCACTATACCAATATGCATCACTGGCTCCTGTCTTAGTAATCTGACAACTTCTTCTGCCTACTTTGCTCTGAGCAGTTGCCCAAGTAAAAGTTGCAGTGGAACCTGTATTTGACCAATCAACGATTGTGTCAGTTGATTCATCGCCTCTATCCAATTGTGGGTTCTGAGGAAGATTACTTCTACTTGCTTCGAGCAATTCCTCACTATCAATCTTAATCATAATAACATCACTGATTGCTCCAACGGCAAGAGTTATGCTTGTAATATCTCTTAAATCTACAAATTGTTCCCACTGATAATCCATTCCCCAAATCACTCCTTCGACAAAATTCTGAGCATTTAATAAAGCCTCATCAAGGTCTTGTTCTGTTAATCTAGCAAGATATAAATAATCACCAGTCACTAATACAGAATCTCCCGGAGCAACGACCATTGCTATATCTCCTCTTGTATAATTCATTGAATAATCAGTCACTGTTTGCAAAGCAGAAGCAACATATAATCTTTCGCTTCCAGGAACAACTCTTTTATAAGCAGTGGCAAAATCTTTATTTGTTCCATTACCTGTTCCTATTGCTTCATCTACAACACTCTTGCCGAGCCCCGATTTTCTAACCATTTGAATTACTGTACATACCATTTACTTTACCTCATGGAGCTATATTACAACTATGGGCATAATCATCATTAAACCATACTGCTTTTTCTATTTGTGTCTCGTTCAATATTGCACTACCATTAGTCAATATATGACTTGTTTCGTCACCTATAACAAATTCAAGAGTTACATAATTATAATCTCCTGCTGTTGCATTGCATTCTATCAAACCTAAATAATCACCATTTGCCAATCCTGTACAATTGTATTGGTGAAAGCCATTGCTTTGATTAGTCATATTTACATTATTAACTACAGTTGCAAAATTGCTTTGATTCATAACTGTTATATTACAGAAATTACCAATATATGCGTCTGCTGGGTTAGTTGTATTTGTATATCTAATTGTTTGAAAACAGTCTGTATCAATAGTTGCTTTATATATTCCTTCTATTCCTAAAGCTAAAAATGCCAACACAGCTATCAAAGCAATTCCCCCAAAAGTATATAATAATATTTTTTTATTCATTCTAATGCACCTCTATACTTTTATTATTGTGACTTGTTATAAATTTATCATGCGAATATATCATTCCTTTTTCATAAGGTAATGTACCTAAATTTATTGTTAAATGAGTTCCATTAACATAACCATCATTAGGATATATTTCTATTGATGATGTTCCTAAATCAGTAACAAACGATGCTTCTGAATCTGAATAATTACCATAAGAAACATAACTATGATTCATAACATAATAATTAATACTCATTATATCTGATTTGCTTTGATTAGTCCAGTCAATAGTTATTGTTCTTTTAAAAGTTGAATTTGATGTCTCGTTCATTTGACCACAATCATTTGTTGTATCCATACTTGATTCATAAAAATTTCCTACACTATTAACACATAACTGATAATCAACTCCTCTTGTACCTAAAAAAGTTATAGGAGCATCTGTTATGTCAAAATGATTCTGATAAACATCACTTATCCTTACACCTGACCCTGTTGTATAATCAAAATAAGCCTGATTATATGTTGTTCTGCTATCATCATTATAAATAACATTTCCTCTGAAAGTCATATTAGTATTTCCTTTAGCCTGAACATATACTGGATAATCATTTTGTATTTCCAAATCTACTTGTCTTAAATATGCAGGGTCTGTATATCCTGCTTGAATTGTTAATCCTGCAACTACTGCTGTTGTATAATTAGCTCCTCCATTCCCAACTAAATAATTATCAGATTGTAAAGTGCAAACTCCACCATAAACTCCTGCTAATACTTGACAACTTAATGCAGGTGGTTGTTCTACATAAATAGTTACTCTTCCTACCCCTAATCCTGGTATTGTTAAAAGGTATAATGAAAAATCATTTAATCCGGTTGGATTAGTTGCAATCTTATCAGGAAGTGTGTTTATTGTTTCAGTATTGCCAATCGCTGTATTAACAATTAATGTTCCCCCTCCAGGATATTGGTCGAAACATAAACCAGCATAACATTTAGGACTCCAACTCTTATAAAATGAACTGCTTGATGAACTATTCCCGCAATTAATAAAAGTATTATTTTGAATGTTTCCATAAGAATTACCTAAAGCTCCTTGAATTTGATACAAACATTCTTCTCCTGAATTAGTAACATTATTATTATAAAGATATTGGTTTATCAGAGAGATTGATAATCCAATTGTTGAACAATTAGTGAAAGAATTGCTTTCAAAAGTACTTTCATATCCTCCATCATGGTTCAAACAAATCCCATTCACATTCTGAATAAGACTATTCTCGAATCTGCAATAAGCACAACCAAATTCAATTCCTTCTGTTGCATTATCTCTTCCATAAATATTTATATTTGAGAAATTATTATAATCCCCGGCATTTACCCACATAGCATCTCCTGTGTGATTCACATAAACTGTTATATTTTCAACGTCAGCATACTCAACTTGGTCAAAGACTATCTGATTAGTTGAATTATAAATCATTATATTATAGAATGTTCCCCCATCCTCTCCGTAAGCAGTATTTGATTGCCTTCCGTTCCTAATAGTGATATTATCAAGATTAATCAGGCCACCATAAGTAATTATATTTCCGTTTGTACTTGTAAGATTATATCCATAACTATCATTTGTATCTGTAAATGTATCAATATAAATATTACTTACAAAGTTTCTCACATCACAATTTTGAATTGTGACATTTCCACCTTTTCTATAATAATATATTCCATTTCCTGTAGTGCCTTCTATGATTACATCCTTGCAATCTATAGTAGTATTAGCTTCCATTATCTCAATAGGACTTCCAGTAAAATAATATGATGACTTTGCAGTTACACTCACAGTATTATTGAATGGAATATAAGGTGGATTGTTTGATATAGTTGATTGATACCTCACATATCTCCTTGTAATCACAGCATCCCAATATGCTCTCATTAAAAGTCCTGTGTTACCCCATGAACCATCTTGCCATTCACCAATCCAAGTATCATTCAAAACATATTCATAATAATTACTTGTGGATATTAAATTAGTGAATGTGTGATTGCAAACAGTGTTATTCTCATAATCAACATCAGTGTTATTCAATCCAGGCTTCGACCAATTTATTCCTAATCCTGTTTGATTCCATGTTGCAGAAAGATTATTCTCAACTGATGTGTTGATTCTATAACAACTAACTGTATTGCTTACTAATAAATCCCTTTTCAAATCAATGTATAGAAACATATTTCCAAATGTTCCACCATAAGCTATGGAATGATTTATATCACCAAATCTTATAATACCTCTTCCTTGATAAGTTCCATCAATACCAATGAGCATTGATGAGTATGGATTATTCTCATCCCAGAATGTGCCATCTGCTTGCCCTCTTATCCAGTTGTTTTCATCAGCAAGTAATTTAACATCAAGCATGGTCGCAGTACAATCTTCTATTTCCCAAGTTCCATTATATAAATTACAAGTGTTACCTGTATTATTAATCCATTCAAGGCAAGCACTCATACAATCAAAATCTCCACCGCTTCTTTTAACAGAATAATCAACAGCAGAAACAGAGCTACTCATAACTAATACAATCATTGCCCCGATTATTAATAATATCCATATTGTCATTTTCATTTTATCTGAATCATGTATTGTGCACATTCTAAACTTTGATTTAATACTGAACAATCAGTATTGCTCAGGAATATTCTTGTATCTTCTCCTTCAACATCGAATGAACAATATTCTTTATCCTTCATACAAGTTACAGGAAAGTCGTAAGGTTCTGATTTTGATAATGTAATTTTTTTGCAAGGTTCTTTTTCATTCTTACATATAAGGATAGCATTGATAAAATTATCATTAACACCCTCTTGCTTAAATTCTTTCCAACCTGCCTTACAGTAATCATACTTTGCTTTATTCTCTTTGTCATAATAGCATCTTGTACATATCTCTAATTTTTTATCACAAGCCTTTACACCATTTATACAATTACTAATGCTTCCTTCATTCTCACAAATGAAAGTCGGCTTCTGGAAATCTATTGATACTGCTCCGATAATTATTAGAGCTGTCAATAATCCTCCGATTAAGACATTTACCTTTTTTAATTTTATTGAATCAATCATGTACATGCACTTCCATCAGTCATTACTTTCCATCCGCCACTTTTACAAACACACATATCATCTTCTGATATATCAAAATATTGTGACCCAAGAAATGTTGCACTGCAAGTTTCTGGTGCAGTATCAATAGCTTGGAATTTTATCATATCTTTTTGTAAAATAAAATAATCAGTTGCTCCTGCAATATCTATCCTATCAATCACTGGGTCTGTAACAACATTATTTCTTGTTCTCTGTAAAGCAATATAAGTATAATTAGTTAAATCACTAAATTGAGTTCCATCAAGTTGCTTACTACAATTACCTCTATTAGAAGGGTTAGGGAATTGAAGTGTTCCGGAAACCCTAAATCCGTTAGTTGTATCAGTAACTCCTGGAAGTATTTCATAATCATGTGTTGAATTACAATACCAATATAAAAATCTTAGATTACGAGATGATGTTGTTGATAATTCAATTGACATACTTGTAAAATTTCCTGTATTGCCAATATAAACTGTGTCATCATCAGCCTCAAATACTGTAACATCTGCACCAGCATCAGTTACATTAGCAGTGATATTCAAAGCATTATAATAAGCAGAGTTTATTGTATCTGCACTTCCCATGTGAATAATATGTGTCATTCTTGGGTCTATATCTAACGCATCATTTTCACTATTTTCAGGAAGTCCAATCATCCTCATTGTAATAAATGTTCCTTCACTGTTGTTAAAATTAGTTCCATCTGCTTCCATAAACATTGCTCTTGCATCAACATTATTGGCATAAACTGAAGAGTACATAAAAGTATTAAGACCCACTATTCCATCAAATCCTTTTATATCAGTGTCAATAGTTGCTGATTGATGCTGGTCTGCTCCAGCAGTATCATCAACATGCATACCACTAAATCCTGTTCCATTATCAATATGAACATGGAAACTTGCTTCTGAATTTTCTCCTATATTTATATGAACAACTCCATTATCTAATGCCATGAACACAGGATGTGGATAAACATAATAACTCATTCCGGTAGCATCAACAATTGAATCTCCGCCAGCACTAGCAAAACTTATCCTTATGCAAGTTGAATTAACAAAATCTTCAATCTCTCCTGTTGCATCTGTAAAGCTTGGAGTTGAACTAATAACTGTAAGTAGCATTCCTTCATTATGAACTCCAAAAGGGTCTGTGCTATCACAAATATATTTTGTTGTTGCATTTAATGTTGCAGTGCCACCAGTTGATGTTATATTTAAAGCACTACTATACTCATGAGACATAAGACCAGGACCATAAGCAGGAGCAAACGCCATTATCATATTTTCTGTGAACAATCTATTTCCGAATATTACATCTCCTGCAGATTTTATTAAATTGTCAAATCCTCTGCTCGGAACTCCTGTACTAACTGAACCACTAATTGAAACATTACCTTTAATATAATCAATGTTGGATATATTATTATCATTCATATCAAGATTATTCCATATATCAATATCAGAAAGTCCTATAATATTATGAACTGAAACATTCACACTATACAATGCTCTATATAATAAACTTGATTTTCCTAAATCGACTGAATTATTAGTTTGTGGAAATATTGTCACATTATAACTAATATTTTCTGAGCATTCAAAGTTATAATTAGTACCATCACTTCCTTGTCTGCAACTAACATCATTACTTGAATCTCCTACACTAACATTTTCACCAACTCTAAGATTAACACTTACATTCAATGAGCTATTAGTAGAATCATCTTCATAATTCCTTATGAAGATGTCTTGGATATCATTGATGCCCAGATTACAAAATACGTCAGCATAGCCACAATTACTGTCGGTCTGAGCACCATTAGGGGTGGTGATAGTGGCTGAAGAATTAAGTGTCATCATAATAAAAAGTAGAATAATCATAAATATTCCTGTTAAATGCTTATGCTTAGACATAATACACCTCGTAAATATAATCTTCATCTGCTGAAGCATTAGTCACTTCTATTCTAAAAGTTCCAATAAGAGGTATGTCTACACCAGTAGCATATTTCTTATTAACAGCAGATGGTCCTTTGTAATATCCGCCAGATGCTCCTCTTCTAAAAGCTAAGTCAAATGTCGGTTCTGAAGTAGGATAATTTTTTGGATGAACTATAATAAATACTGCTTGATGATTTAAATCTGTTGGTACAAGAGTAACATTACCACTACCACTACTTACTGTGAATTCTCCAAATTCGTACAATAATGCGGCTTCGGAACTAACTCTCTTCTGTTCATTCAATGGTTTTTTTATTCTTGTTGCAGTTGTTGCCATTTTATTTTCCTCATTCTATCATAAATGGTATATGAGTGCATTCATCATTAACTTTATATAAGCACCCTCCAAATATTGTATTCGCATATACTCTTACTGAATTATTATCAAGTGTATAATAACTTGAATTAATATTTCTGTCTTCTAATTCTTCTGTGAAATTAATTGTCATATTAAATACATCACCTATTGCAATAGCAGTACCATTACCTTCAAACAATATAGGTATATACCATTTATCATCATTAAATAAAGGAAGCTTATTTAATCCTAATATTCTCTTTGCCATTTTAGCAAATAAATTATTATTAAATCTATCTACTATTGTTATTAATGTTCCATTCTTTCTATCTCTATCTATTATTGTAGTAGTATCAACTATTGGTGTTGGTATTGCTGACAAATTCGCTTCTCTATTTGAACCGAACTCTATCGTAAATAATACTGAATCATTAATGGCTACACCAATTGGCATCTCAACAATAATATTTGATACATCAGAACTAATAGTATATGTTGTACCATTAGTAACATTCAATGTTCCTGAACAAACTTTATTGCCTGCCCCACTATCATTAATAACAACAACACATCCTTGCCATAATTCACTTAGCTTAGTATCTTGACTAACTATTTTATCATCTTCCCCATTAAATATTGCATTGATTTGTTCGTCGCTCATTGAATAATTGTAAACTCTCATATCATCAAGGCTTCCATTCCACCAATAAACTCCAAATCCTGCACCGACTTCTAAACTATTTTCTGGGTCAGTTGAAACATCAGCATCAGGATTTCCGTTTGTAGTTCCGTTAAGGAATAATTGATATGCTGTACCATTATATCTTAATGCTACATGATACCATTCATTTAAAGATACTGGAGTTCCTCCAATAACTGCTGGTGCAATATCAGATAATACACCATAAATTACAGGTTCTCCTGCATTATCTACTGTAACAATCGCATGATAAGTTGTCGCATTACCAATAAGCATTACTGCACAAGCTTTTCCGGTTCCTGCATCAAAACAACTATCACTATTATTTGAATTAAACCATCCCATCATAGTATAAGAATTATTATTAAAATCAAATGATTCATTAACTATAATATATTCTCCTAATGTACCTATAAATGAATAAGAACCATTACCATCATGTCCACCAGTAGCATTATAAGTAGCATTAGTGAAAGGGCAATTTCCTGTTCCGTAATTCATTGTATAAGTATCATTATCTAATCCTTCGAAAGGCATCATCACTTGTGAAGTATTAGTTGAATTTCTTAACCATGTAATCACAGGAACATAATTGCTTGAATCATTTATATTATATGATATACTAATATTTTCCAATGTTGTATTAAATTCATAAGATGAAGATATATTAACAGATTCAACTGACGGCGGGTCTATTAATTTAACTTGAAGCTCTTGGTCCTCATTTGATGGTTTAAAATAAAGCTTTATTTCATTCTCTGCATTATTGATAACAGCTCTATCTAATTTACTACAATCATTAAGCAAATCGATTTTAATCTCTCCAAAATTATAACTACAATCATGATATGTACCATCTGGTAAATTTATTTCTCTGAGCTTATCAATAGTCCATACAAGATAATATAAAGATTTATCATGTGATTTCCATTCTACTACATACTTCTCAGGCATCTGCTTGATATCTTCAGTATGCTTCGGAAAATAAAAGTCTTCCCATATATCTCCTGCAACTTCACCGCTTGTACCATATTTAAAATAATCTATTCCTTTACTAACAACTAATGTATCTGGTCTGTCATCATAGTCCAGCTTTGATGATTTGAGCTTCCTATTAAGCTCTTTATAAAAATTCTCAGGATAATAACATCGCTTAGGAGAATTTTCATAAGTTCTTACTTCGCCACCATCTCTCTCACAATTATTTTCTTGATAAGAATATTTAATCGTAGACCAAGTTCTATGCATGAAGACATCCCATTCAGCTCTTGCAATAGCATCTCCGTCTTTATAAATAGTAGTATGGTATCTATCAATAGACCACATGAATGTAGTACCACCAAGGATAAGAGTTAGAATTATAATTAGTCCTATTGCTTTCTGTTTAGTAGATATGTTCAAATCTGCCATGTTCATTATACCTCCCTTGGTATTTAATATAAAATTTTAAGCGTAATCATAATCTGCATTTATATATACTGCTGATGCATGAGTTGATGTTACTCTGATAACATAATTACCAGTTGTTGATACAGGATTTCTCATTACAACTTCTCCTGTTGGTAAAAGATATCCTTGCTTGACTAAATTACCTGTCGCAACGCTTCCATTATAGATAGCGTATACTTCATCTCCAGTAAAACTTGGGCCTGCGATTTCAATCTTTCTAATCCATCTTGTTGTTCCTTTTGTTAAAGTAACTGTAAAATCTTGTGCTCCACTTCCAAGATGTGCTCCTGTTATTTTATCTTGAAAATCATTAGTAGCTCCTTTCACTAATCCTGTTCTATTTGAGTATTCTGCTGAAGTTGTCATTCTTATTCACCTTTAAGCTTTCGCCTAATTATATCAAGAATGGAATTCCTTCTCTTTCCTTTCTTCTCTATTGTCTCTAAATCTTTAAGGAAAGATTTTTTAAGGTCGTCAGATGCAATCGCTTTCCTTACAGTTGTTGCATTTCTTCCAAGATAATCGTCAGCAACAGGACTTATACTCCTCTCTTCTTTTATCTCTTCTTCTCCGACAATAACAGCTTCTGGTTCTTCAATAATTTTCTTTATGATTTGCCCTTTGCCTTTTATATCTTTCGGAACATCTATCTGTGGTGTTTCGAATTTTAACATACCATTACTCAAAGCTTGAATAATGCCTGGTCTATTTCTCCACCCATTAGGTAGTTCTTTTGTTTCATTAACATCAATACTAAAATTTACAAATTTATCACGGAAACTTCCTCTTGATGTAACTTCTGGATTTGTCATGATTTAACACCTCTTGGTTAGTTATATTTGATAATGAAAATAAAAAAATAAAAATACAAGCATAATTAAATGCTTGTGATGGTACAACACGCATTAGGTCTTACTACTGCAGTTACCATTTTTTCATATACCTGGATTTTGTGCACGTGCTCATCCTTGTCATCATACGCTAATATGCTAACTGGCTGAGCTTCTGCAACTTCAAATGCACCAGCGGCTCCTGTTTTAAGAACAATAGCCGTTCCAGCTGTTTGCTGTGTGGACCATTCAACTTTCAATCCCATAAAAGCTGGAACTTTTCCATCTCTTACAACAGATTCTGTTACGCTATACCATGAATTGGAAGCAATAACTGAATCAAGTTCCTGAGCATTTGTCGGATTCAAAATCAGAAGGTCTGAATCGTAACCATCTGCTCTATTCTCGTCCTTTGCATCTGCTACATCCTGCACTGGGTCTGCTGTATTAGCTGACCAATCAGTACCTGCTAAAGTGTTTCCTGTATTTGTAACAAGACTATCTGTAATCTTGTCGTCTTCTTTTTCTTTAATTTCTTGAACTGCCGCTCGTGTTTGTCCTGCCGCCATAGCGATTTTCTTTAATGCATTTGCTTCCCATGAAAGTTTAAATGATTTATTTAACTCTTCCATTGAAACTTCTGCCTTTGTTGCATCTGCTTCATCAAAAATTGCTGAAGCTCCTTCTGCTCTTACTCCTGCCGCTGTTAGTGCGTCATAAGTATTATACTGATAAGTTTGAATACCAGCATCGCCTAAGGAAATCACTTGTCCATATTGCCTCATGCCAAGAATATCTTTCAATACCTCAACTGCCGCCCCTCTCATAACTTCACTTACTTCTGTTGGAAGAGTTGAAGTTGTAGTAAGGGCACACTGAAATTTCTTTATTTGGTCATTTTCCATTTTTCGTGTCCTCTTTATATAGTTAATAAAACTTTTTTAATCAATGGTGTTGCTGATGCCGCAGAAACTGCTTCAAGGGCTATTGCTACAGGTTTTCTGAAGTCAGTATTGAAATCATCTTCAGCCGCCCCAGTTCCAGTTGATGCATGAGCTAAACACTGCCCATCCCAAGTTGTAACTGCGTTGGTATCACCAACCATTAATCTCTCTCCAGGAACAATAGCTGTCGTATAAGTTCCTGCATCATCTCTGATACAATATACTCTTGCTACTCCTCCAACTTGAACAGAAACTGTTTTAGCACTTGCCGCTGATGTTGACGCTACTGATGTCGCCGCAACTCCAATAAATTTTATTGTTGCTGCCGCTGAACACAGAATTGCCGCACCTGCTGAATTTAATTCCATAAGCTGACCTACGGAAATTGCCGCGGTTATACTTGCAGTATCAAATCCAACATATACAGATTCCTGAACTCCTGCTCCTATTCCTTCTGCCATCTTCATTCACCTATAAAGTTAACAACACTTTTTTAACTACAGGTGTTGTTGCAGCAACTGAAGAATTTGCTTCAAGGGCTATTGCTACAGGTTTTCTGAAGTCAGTATTGAAATCAGATGTTGTTCCAGCCGCCGCTGTTGCATGAACTAAAACTTGTCCATCATAAGCTGACGGTGAATCTTCTCCAACCATTAACCTTTCACCAGGCACTATTGCTGTTGTATAAGTTCCTGCACTATCATACATAGTATAAACTCTAGCCACACCAGCAACTTGAACGCTGATTAACTCTTGGCTTGCAACTGTTCTTGTTGCTACTCCTGAAGCCGCTACACCAATCATTTTGATGGTAACTGCCGCAGAGCATAATATTATATCTCCTGAGGCGTCCAATTCAACTAACTGACCAACTGCAATTGCAGTTGTAAGACTTGATGTCTCAAAGCCAACATAAACTGATTCTTGGACTCCCGCTCCTATTCCTTCTGCCATTTTATTTTTACCTCTTAATCTTGTACAATAATATCTCCTTCAATTTCTGAAGGGTCGACATTAATGTTTGCTTGTGCGAAAAGTTTCCTTCTTGCTTCAATAACATCTGTGTCAGCTTCGTCACCAAGTTCACTCATCTTCTGAGCTTTAGTCAATGGTTTCTTTCCTTCTAACATCTTTTCAATTTTGCCTAAGTCTTCACTATGAAGCTTCTTATAAATCTCTGTCTTATCAGCTACTCCTTCTTCGCTAACAATTCCTAGCTTATGTTCTGTCTTCACAATGCCTTCGACTCTATCTTCATGTTGCTTATTCTGAAGCGTCTTCAATTCTTTACTATCTTTTTCAAGAGAACTAATTTTACTTTTCATTTTCTGTAATTCAATATCTTTATTTTGGATATCAAGCATTGCTTCCTTCATCATATTCTTAACTTCAGGGTCAGAGAATTTTTGACTTTCAATTTTCTCTGTTCTGTTCAGCTTTACCTTCTCACTATCTGCGTGTTCTTTCTTTATTAATTTGAAAGATGCACTCTTCAGAAGAGTTGTTAGACTAGCCTTTTCAGGAGCCTTCATATCAGATTTTACTACCTTAGAATGTGCCAGCTTAACAATGTCTTTAAGCTTCATGCTTGGTAGCGGATATTTTTCTTGTGTCATGTTATAGTACCTCCGTACAAACGTTTAACTTTAGAATTCTGCACTTTTACAAGCTCTTCAGGAATTCTTCTATTTCCAAGCAAATTTCAGCAAGAACAAATTTTTATCAATAGAGTTAATTTAATAACCCTCTTTATTATATAATATGGTAATATTATTTAAATCTTTCGTTTATGTATTATGAGATTTAATTGATGCATTCTTTACTTCAGGGAATAATAAGATGCTGAGTTCGTCATAAATCATTCTATTGGCTGTGGGTGTCGGCTTAGCATTATTGTCCATTTCCCAAACACCTGCACTGACCTTTGATAATTCTCCATTCCAAACAGCCGCCGCGGTTTCATAATCATATATAAGACCTGAATATTTTAATTGTTGAGCTTCTGCGTCCCACCACACTTCATCTGTAATAAAACCAGACACATCAAGGAATGTCTGTCCATGCTCTTTAATATTTTTCTTATTAAGTAATATTCTTTGGTATTTTAACGCATGAGCAGATTCCTCAACCACCTCAGCAGGATAATTAACTCCATGATGCACACCTGGTTCGAATGCTACACCTTCAACAGGAAGAGGTAATTCAAATCCTTCTGGAATGACACCATTATCAGGAAATTTATTTCTGCTTACAGATTCAAATCCTGGAAGCTTACTACCATGAGTAGGAATATCTGCCTGCTTCTGAGCTTTAATACTCATACTGAATTTAACAAATTTCATCAGGCCTAATTTCTTTCTGAGCTTATTAACAGGAGCATTGGTATTTGTCGATAAGGATAACATCTTCAAGCTCACTGACAGATTGCTCTTATTAATGAATGATGACATTGGTTGCTTTGATATCAAGCTTGACAACTTCTGCTTACTTGCAAGATACTGACTTGCATCTACAATCATGTCTCTAATTAAATCATTACTCTTTGGTTTGCCATCCCACCATCTGAGCTTCTTAGGAATTTTATCCTTCCATTCTTTTGGAAGAGCTGATGTTCCTGGTTCAGGTAACCATCCTTCTTTCGTTCCTTCACCAAGAATATAAGGTGTCTGGTCGTAAGGTTTATGAATCTCCCAAACTCCACCATAACTTTTCTTCGCCATATATCTTCCTGTATGAGCTTTGCCATAAAGAAAATATTCGTGGAAGTCTTTTCCTTGTGCGCCAAATTCAACTTGCCCTCTATCATAAGTTTGTACCTTAACTGTCTTGGAATTATTATCAACGTAAATATAAGCGTCCATTGTACTACCTTCATCTCTTCTTCCTTCATCAGTTGGAACAGATGCTCCCTGCATTCCAGGTTCATTAGTGAACATACTCGCCATCTTTTTATTCTTGATGTCATGTATTCTCCATCTAATACAATCATCACCTAACTTATATCTTAAATCTTTAAACATCCCATTGCTGTGTTGTTGTAGAGTAAATTGTGTATTCTTTTTCTCTGAAGGTATAATCATGAGAACATCTTTTGGTTTATATGTTGATTTTATAATCTTCTTTACTTTCTTTCTTGTTGCAGTTGATACTTCAGCTGGTAATGTTGATGTGCTCACATTATCTTTTTTCACAACTGGTACTGGTGCTTGTAATAATATTACATCATTATCAATCCAGACATCTTGCCCTTCTTTTATTCCCTCAGGCACAGGATATAATTCTATTACTCCATCCGATTCAACGAGAGCAGAATTTTCCGACTTCACAGCATTATTATATATTCCAAAAATTGCTTTCATGCCTTCGCCAATTGGTAAAGTAACTAAGCTCTTCTTGTCAAACATAATCATATTCCTTTGTTTGAATGAATAACTTTCACCATCATAATCCATATTAGAAGTAACAAATCCTTGATTCGCCAAATAGTTTTTTGCTGAACTAATGCTCTGATATTTATTTCTGTCAACAACAATCTTCTGAATCACTCGACTTCTTTCTGTTTCGTGCTGTTGCTTCTTAGGTCGCCAACTACCTTTTGAATCTAACGCTTCCGCTTTATTAGGAGTTATATTATATAATTTATAGAATATTTTCGACGCTACTTCTGTATTCTTACTGTCTTCCCAATCTGGGTGTTGCTTTAATAAAGCTTTCTTGATTGCTTCGTATTCTGCTGACATTTTTAATCATCCTCTGGTGACGGTGTTGTAGGACCTTTACTGACCTCTAAATATCTAATTTTATGATTTTTTAAAGGCAACACAAATATTACCAATATCATTATTAATGAAACAATTATAATTGTATCTTCCATTTCAATTACCTGATTTAATTCCTTTCATCTTCTGACACTTAACAGCTTTTATTTGTCTCTTCTCTTCTTTTTTAATATCTATGACTATGATTTCTCCTTCCTCTTCTTTAATTGTGTTTATTACTAATACCATTATGAACCTCCCTCTGTTATAACCCAGGTACATCTACAATTTGGATGAACTGGAATTATTCCTTTAGCTTCATTGATTGTATAAATTCTTCCATCAATTAAATCCATACAAATAGGACAAGTCCTTTCATCACCAGCAACTACACCTTCAACTTTTGTTATGCTATTCTGAGCATAAGTATTTAACCTTCCAAGGTTAGTAGCTCCGATTGTTTCTGTTCTAGCCATCATCTCAGCTCTGACTTTAGCACTAATAACTCTGATATAACCTGCCCTTTCCAAATTACCTTTTGAATCGAATGACGGTTGAACATATGTATGTAAATCTTCAAGCTGTGGCCTTAATTGTCTTGCAATCTCTTTTGTTCCTTTTCCATTCCTTATACCATCAGCCACACTATATTTTAATCCCTGAGTTTGAGCTTCTGTGAATGCTTTCGCTTCAATAAATGAATATGCTTCAAGGGCCATAAGAGCTTCTGTATCAATATCACCGACAGCCATACGACTGACCTTTAGTTTAACATCTGCTTCGGCTCTCTCTTTACCCAGTTTATAAGCCTCCAATAAATTATTGAATAATATCTTTCCTAATGGATTAGAATCAATATTAACACTGTTAATATTTTTTATTGGGTCACTACCTATTTGTTTCTTTAAAGATTTCTTAACTTTAGTTTGGAATTTTCTGATTTCCCTGTAAAGAGAATTTTCAAGAGGAATAGTATTAATTTGTCTTGGGTCGGAAACCTTAGTATCAAATTTAATGACTACTTCCTCATATTTAATTTCCTTAAATTTATGATTATGCGGCATATCACAACCACATTGTACCTTTATTATTTTTCCTTTCATTGTTTAATTCCTTCTAATCACTAACAATTTCCTTTTCTGCTTCCGCCTTTAGGTCTGCTTGGTTTTGGGCTTCTGCTTCTTGGTCCCTTTCCGTTTCTATCTGCCATTTACATCATCTCCTTATATAAATCTATTTGAATACATAATATTATTCACTAAATAATCATCGCTGTCAGTCTCAGCAAAGGATACACCTCTTTCTTTAAGGACAAGTTCTTTAAATTCTCTGCTCAATGCATCAGCTTCTCCTTTTGTATATGTTTTATTTTCTCTCTCTAACATATCTGTTTTTTCTTTTGTTGTTTTTTCTGACCCCATATATATCACCTATTAATTTATTCACTTCTTGAAATAAAAATAAAAATAAAAATAAAAAATTATATTTATTCTATTGCAATCTCTCCACTTTCTGCATAGTCAATAGTTTGTCCGAAACAATTTGCAATATGCACTGTGGTTGGTATTTTTGCCGCAGTTCCAGCCGCCTTAAATGTCACAACTGTTCCACCTGTCTCATTGGTCTGACATCCAAATGTACAATTTGATAGCATACCATTCAAACTTCCTGTCAAATCAATATATAGATTTACATTTGCTCCGTATGATGGTTGCTGTCCGAACTGACAATTATTTATATGTATTGAACCAAATCCGCTTCCTGTTCCTGTTCCCCAAATATCACAATCTGTGCTTGCCGCCATTCCTGTGAAATCACAATCTTCAATGGTTACATCTTGTGGTCTTGTATTTGATGTTCCTAACAATACAATTCCGCCAGTGTTCTTATAGAATCTACATCTTTTAATAAGAACCTGCCAAGCATTTCCTTCAGCACTCCACATGATTGCTCCGCCTTCTTTTGCATCGTCAACATCTACTCCTTTGCAATTCTTTAAATGACAATCAATTATTGATGTTCCAAATGCTGTCTTTGTTGAATTGTCGTCGTCAAGCAATATTCCACCACCAGTTGCACCAGCTCCATTGACTCCTATATTCTGAATCAAACATCCTGCCGCTCTAATAGTTAAAATTGCATTTGTAGTTGTTGTTCCAACTTTCATCTGTGGTAATCCACCTTGAGTTCTTCCTCTTGGCATACCTATAATTGATAATCCCATATGTGTTGCTGGAATTATTACTGATTCCGAATAACTTGATGGGTCGCCTGTCATATCTGTAATCAATTTTGGTACAACTAAAACAATTCCATCTGCTCCTGCTAATGTTACTCCTGCTTGGATTGTTGCTTTCGCTGAATCAAATGAAAATCCATCATTTGTATCTGCTCCATTTGTACCATCAACATAAACTACACTTCCTGCTGAAAGAACTTCCTGTGGCACTTGCTGATTACCATACAATCTGCTCAGAATTCTTCCACCGTAAACTCCTATATTTCCTGTCATTTTCTTTTACCTCATAATTTTAATTTTTCATTTCTTGACTTAAACTTCCAGTATCAACTACAAAGGCACTGCCTGTTGTATCTGCTGATACTTCTATTGTTCCGATTGGATTGTCACTCGCATCTCCGTCTGCTATTGCAGTATCAGTAATAAATAATCCTAATCGGAATGCTCTTCTTTGACTATATCTTGTTGGTCTTGGCATGTTCATTCACCTCTAAGCGTTCTTCATTGCTTGACTTTTATTATCAGCGTCAACAACGAATGCTGTTCCACCATCAGTAGATACTTCAATTGTACCAATAGGTTTAGTACTTGTAACGCCATCTGAGATGGCGGCAGTTTGAACTTGCAAACCTAAACCGTATGCTTGTCTTTGTGCATATTTACTTCCTCTTGCCATTTTGTTTGCCTCGTAATTTTTTAACTATCTATCCTTTCAAGTCAGAGGTGGATTCGCGTTGTTGCTTTGTCACTTGCTTGGTTCGTCAATCTGTTCTAGGTTGACGAGTTTTCTTGGGTCGAGTGAGGAATAATCCTCAGCTCTTATTAGGATTGTAACACCAATAACTGATTTGCCACTGGTTATTGATTTTATTCTTGCTTTCATTTTTTATTTTTTCTCGTCTTTCTCAATTAATTTTTTATTGCTCTCACCGGCATCTTTAGTATCTTTACTTGTATCTGCTTTGTCTTTGGTCTGAGCTTCTTCTGGAGTTTGAACGCTTGGAGTGGTTTCTGTCATTGATTCCCTTACTTGACCGAGCCTTTCTGATAATATAGCTGTTGCATCTTCTTGGGATAATATTGCTCCTGCAGTTGCTTGAGTAAGATAATCAACCAATACTTTATCATTGCCATATACCTTTTCATTCTTCTCCTCTGATATAACATTCCATTCAATATCTGGCACATCTTCATTCTCGTAACCCTTAGCATCTAAGAGTGGCCTGAGTTGTTGGTGTTTTATTGAATCGGAAAGCATCTCTTGGTAATTCTCATTCTCTTCCTGGTCCCAATAGCTGATTCTATCCAATACAGCTCTATTCTGTTCCTTACCTGATTGAGTAAGGACTGATAAAGGTATTCCGAAACTTCCAGCTAATTCCATATAAAGACTTATAAGAATAGGTTCTAAATCAATAGCTGAATCTTGAATACCTAACCATTCAAGAGTATATAAATCTGATGTGATTAATAATGACTTTTCGTTAGCATTCTTCAGCTGTCTTTCCAACATTTCCTTAGGACCAATCTTCTTCTTGCCTTTAGGTGTCTGAAGGTCTAGTCTATTGATAAGGTCAGTCATCTCTTTCTTTTTGTATGTTGCATGAAGAAAAGGATTTCCCATTCTGAATAATCTACTGAATCTTGTCTTTCGGGTCATGATAAGACCCTTCACGATTGGCACTGCAGGTTCAAGCAGACCATATCCTCGAATGCTTCCGCCAACATGGTCAAATGTAATATATAATATTCTTCTTGCAGGAAAATAAATCTTTCTGGTTGTTCCTCCTTTTCCAACAATCTTCTGCACATATTTCTCTATCTCGCCTTTTGAATCAGAAATAGGAGTGAATGTCTTCGGGTCAGTGATTGCTGTTCCTGTAAGCTCTGTACCTTCTACATCAACAGTAACAACATTATTTAATTCTTTGAATGTATCGTCCCAAAGATTCTCAACATAACCTTCGCCAAACCCTAATGATTGAAATACTCCTGTTGTAAGATTCTTACCATAATTAGGAGTATTAGTGAATTCGTAACATAAATCTTTAATCTCATCTTTTTCGTGAACAAATGTGAAACCTTTTCCTGATATGCTCATAGCTTTAAACCATAGACCTCTTCTAACGACTGAATGCATCATATAATACTCAAGGTCTTTCATCGGAATCCTTTTTCTATCGGAGTCGTCAATCTTCATCCATTCATCTATACCAGTGCCACCTCCCATGACTTCTGACATTTTGAACAATGCATCTGAGCTGGCTTTAAATAAGAAATTCTTTGCTGTATCTATTAGTCCCATGGCATATCCTCTTCTTTATAGCATTCATCAAGATTCAGCAAGAAACAGAGCTATAAAGTAAGCTCTTATATATTATATGATGATACTCTATTATATAAAGGTATGGGCAATTAATTCTTCCAGATGCTGAGATTCTGCAAAAATTCAACATCTAATTCTAGTAATTCATCAGTCTTACCAATAAATTGGTCCTCTTGAATCTGCTCCAATATATGTCTTCTTTTCATAGTATCTTCCTCACTCATTAATAAACCTATTTGTGCTCCTGTAATAATATATCTTCCTCCCATTTTCTTTTCTCCTCCAATTCTTTCTTTAACTTTTTTTCAAACCCTTTTATCCTTTTACGGTTATGAAAAATATATTTAAGGCATCCGTCAGGGTCGCCTTTCTTCCATTGCTCATAATAATGTTTATATAAACTATCTCTACCGGTAGATAATCTACTTTCCATTATCTCAAACTTTTTACCACATCTACATTCATAATTTATTATTCCTTTCATCACCATCCCTCTTTTTTATTAACTCACCCCCAATGAGTATTATTTTGACCCTGCATAATCTCCTATAAATATAAATAATACTCCTACTAACATAGTAAACCAGCTCCAAAATGGTATAACAAATGACAATCCTCCTTCAAAAGTATTAACAGGATGTAATTGCATCCATCTTAACAATATCAATATTCCAATAATAGTAAGCATATGTAATCTAACATTTATTTGTTTCATTTCTTATCACCTGTTATTGTTTTTGCACTCTTCTTTAATTCTTTCATGAACAGTTGGACTGCTTTGTCTCGCATCTCTGCCTCACTCACAATCCCAAGAAAGCATTCAATAAATTTCTGCATCTCTTTATAATATAGTGTCTGGAATCTTTCTGTACGATACAAATCCTTGTTATCAATCGCTTCCTTGTACATGATTGATATATCATTAATTCTTTTAACTGCTTCTGCCACTGCCTGCAGGTATAAAAGCATAGCTCTTTCCTTTATCTCATTGATTTGGGTTTCTGTGTATTCTTCCCTTAAATCTCTGAGCATTGCCCTCCTGTAACACATCTTATTGACTTTCTGATGAGGAATTTTGTCAGTCATATTCCTATCTCCTTCTTAACACTCTTCAAAACACCTATAAGAGTATCTTCTAAAAAACTTGTTTGACTTCCTGGTTCTTCCCTTCGTGCCTTTTGTAACAATCTTACACGCTTATCTAACAACTTCCCAGCATTCTGTTTATATTTATAAACAGCTTCTAATTTCATAGTTCTAAGGCACTGCATTAATACAAGTTCATCGGCAAATTCCATTCTTAAATCTTCTTCTTCAAATGTCATTATTCCACCTCTCTAGTCACCATCATAAATTCGTAATGAACATCAAGCACTTTAATCTTCAGACCATATACTGTTTCTAATACAAGTCCTTTTACTTCATCAGGGGTAATAAAAGTATTCCTGTATTTTCCAGTCTCATGTTTCATACCATAATAAATTGCCTTATCAACCAAAAGTAAGTTAGGTTCTTTGGTACATATCACTCTGAAAGCTTGTATCTGTTGTTCAATCTTTTTTAATAATGTCATTTTACTAATTCCTCAATCAATCCATCAACTTCAACATAAACATCTGTACCTATTTGCCTCCAAGGAAGTTTTTTTATTAAAGCTAAAATCTTCTGTGGGTCCTTCAATCCGTTATTTCTATCACGCAGTTTCATTATTTCAAGTTCATTTTCTGCTTCTACCTCTATTCGGCCTGTAAGCTCTCCTGTTAAAGACAACATTCTGCGTTGTTGATACTCTTCCATATTCTTACAACGCCAACATTTTGTGCATTTGTTTTCTTTCCAGAAAGTACATTTCTTCTCAGGACAATAATTCTTCTCTGAAAAATTTCTTATTTCGATATTAATTTCATCTGTTCTGTCTGTCATTCTTATTGCCTCCGTTTCTTTTTTTCCTCAATACATTCCTGAAACAATTTTCTTACTTTATTATTAATAAGAATTCTTTTTGTTTTATTTTTATCAAATATTGTTCTGGCTATTGCCTGTGCAGGGTCATAAATAAAAGCTATCTTACCTCTTCTTCTCAATTCTTTTAAAGGAAGTATTAATCTTCCTTCTTCGTCTATTATTTTTGCTTCCATGCTCTCTTTACAACCTCAGCAATAGTCATATGTGAATCTCCGTTCATAAGCTCTTCCATTAAGCTTCTCACTATAGGAGAAAGCTGAATGCCATTTCTTGCTAACCATTCCTTCTGCTCTTTGGTAATGCTTATTCCTGTCTTATAACAATCCATTTTATAATATAATATTATATAATATTATATAATATTCTCTCGCTTCTATTATATTTTATCCGTGCATTCTTCTACAACAATCAAGTATTGAGTCTCTAAGCTCAGGACTGAATCCTGCTATCTTGTCGTCCCACAATGACTTCTGTACAGTCATGATTGTTTTTAATTCTGAGTCTCTGATAACAATCCAATCTTCTCCATCTATCTTATCCCAGGCGATTGATACAGGATTACCTTTTAAAATTTCAGTCATTTTCCTTCCTCGCATAACTAATACTAAAATTCCAAAGCTTATTGTTAAACTCTCTTTGATTACTTCCAAGCTCTCTCCTCTTTCCGGTCTTCTTATTAATTACAAATACTTCGCCATTAGTCCGATGGAGTTCTTCTGTCTTAGGATTCACTCCCAATTCATCATATAACGGCTTTAGGTCAGCTTCGACTTTCTTACGAATCTCTACCAAGTCTTTCTTAGCTTTCGGAGACAATTCAGGAACAGGACTTCTTTCTCCTTTAGCATTGATAAATATAGCATCACTCATTTTTTCTTTACTCCATCTGCATCAAATTCTTCCAATAAATCTTTAATAAGATTATACCTTCCTTCATGATAAGGATTATCCAATGATATTGGTGTATCTTCATACCTTTGTTTATATGTTGATAAAGTTTTCATTATGTCAGTCATTTTTCTCCCTTCCAATTCACCATTACAACATTATCTTTAATACACCATTTCTTGAACTCTTCTCCTCTCGGTGAATATTGAGCAATGATTGTTGCTGTAATTGCCGCACTCATACCGGAATGGCCATTGAACTGTTGGAATGCAGATTCCCAAGCTTCTTTAGGAGTACACTTCTTTTCCTTCCAAACTCCCTTATAAGTGTGTTGCATCAAATCTTGTAATACTAAATGCGTAGTCAATATCATTCCTGTACTATAAAAATTCAAACAATTTGTCTTGCAAGCCTTCTCAAAATCTTTTATTGAATATTCTTTCACATAATCTTTATATGTTGGTTCGTCACTCATTTTCTATGCCTCCTTATATCCTGGTATTTCATCAGGATTTTTAACACCACCTATTGCACACCTACAATTGACATGTTCATCATATTCAGGAGCAGGGCCACCTTCTGAATACTCTTCCGCTTTATTTATTATATAGTAAGCCACAATACAAATCAAAATTATTAATTGCAAATCTAATGTCCCTAATAATAATATGTCCCATCTCATTTTAGTAACCTCTCACCAGCAAGCTCATCAATACTATCAAAAAGTATTTTAATTTTATCTAATTTTAAATCAGAACAATCAGCTATTGTTCCTTTAATTTCTTTCAGGAACTCCCTAACATCCTCAACTTTAATCCATTCATCTTCTATAAGTTTAGGGTGTTCTTTAGCAAACTTTTCTGTGAAAAAACTCCTTGTATTGTCACAATCAGAACTTTTAAACAAT